TCACTGGACGACGGCCGTCATTTTCTGGACGCCGTTCGCCCTGCTGTTCGTCGTCATGTTCCCCATCGGGGCCGTCTCGGTTTACGCCGAGGATCGGCTCCGCTGACCCCCCCCGCGAACAACCCACCCAAAGGACGGCGACCCCATGCACCTGCTCAACCTCGAAACCCCGGCCCCACCACCCGCCCGATACTGCCTCTGCGGGTGCGGGAAACGCATCCACCGCGACAACCGACACGGCGTATGCGTCGATTGCCGAGCGAGCGGGGCCGCCTACCACAAGTCCCGCAGCTTTCGCAACGCCAAAATTGGGGCAAATTCAGCCCATTATCGCCGGAGAAAACGGGCTCTACTGGACAAACAGACCGCCCGACGCACCGGGATCTGGATCGACGCGCTCCGCGCCAGCGTCCCCGGCATCACCAGCGGCCAGCTCAAGGGCTCGCTCTGCTCCCACACGATCCAGAGCCCCCGCGACAACGTCACCGGGTACGTCCGCCGCGCCCTGGCCCACGCGAACCGCCTCTGGTGCGTCTACGACTTCACCCCCGCCGACGCCGGCCGCGACGACGAGAACGACGCCCTCGGCGCCGTCGAGCGGTTCCTGCTGGTCGAACTGCTCGAGCACCGCCCCGGCGACGGCAGCGAGACCTACGAGGCCCGCCGCGAGCGGCTGCGGCGGTCGCGGGTGCCGTGCCACCGCCTGCGCGTGCAGGTCGACGGGCGGCCGGGGATTTGGGTGGTCAACTGGCGGGAGCGGCTCGCGGTGCGGGCGGGGATTGGGAAGTAACAACGACTTACGCGAAAGGATCGAGAAATGCGCGAGACAACGAACACCGATGGAGAAGCCCGCCAGTGGGAGCACCGGGCCAACGTGCTCGAAAAGGACTGGGAGTACGAGAAGCTGAGGGCGGACAACGCTACGGCGACCGTGCAGCGGCTGCGGCTGCTCCTGCGCCGCGCCCAAGAGTGCTGCGAGATGCTTACCCCGCCCGCGAGTGACTGCTACACGAACGGGGTGCAGGCAGACATTAACGCGGAACTTGACAAGCGCGACCCCATCGACCCCTTCGACGCGAAGGCGTGGCGGGAGATGTTCGACGTTCGCGACTTCGACGACGAGGGGGTCGACGTCCCGCCCGAGGTCACGGACCCGGCGCGGCTGCTCGCGAGGCTGCGAAACGACCGTCCGACCTACTCGGTCGAATGCCGACGGTGCGAGGGCCACGGCTTCCTGCCCGAACAGGCGTTCATGGCCCTCCCCGACGACCCGGAGCCGACGTATCCGCCGTGCCCGGACTGCGGCGGGACGGGTCGAATTCGCACGGGGTTCCGCGACGACTCGAAGGAGCCCGCAAGGTGACCGCCCTCCCCTCCCACCCACCCCTCCCGCCCCCGGTTCGCCTCGCCGCCACCGACGACGAGGACGCCGGGGCCGCGCACTGCCGCGAGCTCGCCGAACGGCTCAGCCCCGCCGAACAGGAACTGTGGGTCGACCGGGGATACCCGGTGGACGACGCCCTCGCGCGGGCCTGGGCACGCCACGCCCGCTTCACCGCGGGCGACGACACCGCCCAGATGGCGCGGGCCCGGGCCGTGTACGCGGCCAAGCTCGAACGGCGGCGGGCACGGGATCGGGTGCGGTGGGCGTTGAAGCCCCGCCGCTGACCCGGCCCCACCCCGGCGCGGGCGGGGGGTAGAATCACAGGCGAAATCACAGATGGCCCTTCTCAAGAACAACGTGAAGCAGGCCCCCGGCGGCAAACGCCCCGGCGCCGGCCGTAAACCCGACGTGGTCAAGCAGATAGCGCAGACCGCGATGGCCGACAAGGCCGTCGATTACCTCGAAGCGATCGAGCGGCTGGCCCTCTCGACCGACAGCGACAAGGTCCGCCTCGCCGCCTACGTCTACCTGACCGACCGCCTCCTGGGTAAGCCCAAGGAGCCCAAGGACGTCACCGGCGAGATCGTCGTCCGCGTCGAGGGGTACAAGCACGCCTGGAGCGAATGACGCGGCTGGAGGTCAACCTCACCGGATCACCCCAGCCGGCACAGGAGCCGTTCTTCTGCGCCAAGGGCCGCCACATCGCCTACGGCGGCGCCCGCGGCGGCGGCAAGTCCTGGGCCATGCGGCGCAAGTTCGTCCTCCTCGCACTCCACTACCCCGGCCTCAAACTCATGCTGCTGCGGCGCACGCTCCCCGAGCTCCGCGAGAACCACATCCTCCCCCTGCTCGGCGAGTTGTCCCGCTTCTGCCGGTACAGCGACGACCAGAAGGCGTTCATCTTCCCCAACGGCTCCCGCCTCAAGCTGGGCTATTGCGACGCCGAGCGGGACGTGTACCAGTACCAGGGGCAGGAGTACGACGTGATCGGGTTCGAGGAGGCGACCCACTTCACGCAGCCGATGGTCGAGTTCATCCTCACGTGCAACCGCAGCACGCGGCGGGACCTATCGCCCAGGGCGTACTACACGGCCAACCCCGGCAACGTCGGCCACGCCTGGTTCAAGCGGCTGTTCATCGACCGCGACTTCACCGAGACCGAGCGGCCGGGGGACTACCACTTCTTCAAGGCCCGGATCTACGACAACCCGGCGTTGCTGGAGGCCGACCCCGGCTATCTGCGGACGCTGCAGAACCTCCCCGACGACCTGCGCCGCGCCCACCTGGAGGGCGACTGGGACGTGTTCGCCGGGCAGGTGTTCAAGGAGTTCCGCCGCGAGATCCACGTATGCGACCCGTTCCCGATCCCCGCCCACTGGCGGCGGTGGATCAGCAACGACCCCGGCTACAACGACCTGGCGACGTGGTACTGGCACGCGGCCGACGAGGCCGGTCAGGTCTACACCTACCGCGAGTACACGATCAGCAAGGACACCGAGCGGCGCGAGGGGGACGCGACCGCGTGGATGCAGGCCCGGCGGGTGAACGAGCTGTGCGGGGACGAGCCGATCGACTTCATCGTCAGCGGGTTCGACGTCACCCGGCAGACCGGCTCGTCGGCGATGAGTTTCAGCGACCACTACGTCGAGGCGGGCCTGCAGAAGCCGATCCCGCCCCAGGTGGGGAACGACCGGAGCAAGTTCAGCCGGCGGATGATCGTGCACGAGTTCCTGCGGCCGTACACCGTGCCCGCGAGCGACACCGAGCCGGCGCGGACGACGGCCAAGGTGCAGATCTTCTCGACGTGCCGCGAGCTGGTGCGGACGCTGCCGCTGCTGGTGTACGACGAGAAGGACACCGACCAGATCGCGCCGAGCCGGGACGACCACAGTTACGACGGGTGGAGCTACGGCATCCAGGCGTGGCACGCGCGGGCGGTGGCGCCGGCGACCCCCGCCTACCAGCCCGGCACGGCCGGCGACATCCTGCGGCACGCGCGGAAGCTCGGGACGGAGAAGCCGCGGGACCGGGTGTTCGGGTAGGATGGTGGGTTATGGTCAGGATCAGCATCAACGGCAGGCTCTACGACGGGGCCGACTACTTCGAGCGGTACGGCGACGTGTCCGTGCTCGACGACGTGCTGGAGCACGGCCCTGCCGCCGAATCGTTCATGCACCCGCACTCCTTCTGGTGGAAGAACCTGCGGGACTCCCAAGTCATGCAGCGGCTCGCGCTGGGCCAGTGCTTCGAGTGTGGCGACCCCGCGGCATGGCACGTGCGACGGCACAACGCGGACGGCACGGTCAGCCTGGCCTACCTGCGGTGCGACGCCTGCCACGGCGTCGAACTGGCCGAGGACTCGCGGAGCGACCACGACCTGATCGAGCGCATCGATTCCCCCGCCGCCCCCGGCGAGAAGGCGGAACAGCTTCGCCGGGAGAAGGAGGCCGTCCGGCGGCCGGACGGCAGCGCGGGCCTGACCTGCTGGTGCTGCGGGCGGGTTCAGCCCGCAACGGCGATCAGGGGCGCGTGCTGCTACAACTGCAACCAGACGCTCGGGTGACTCCCCCGCCGCCCCCGGGCGTGATATGATCCGTGCGCGTACGGCGTCTGGCTGCGCAAGTGTCAATGGCGACACGCCGGCATAAAGCCGGAGAGACGGGTTCGATCCCCGGCGTGGCCCACACCGTACGCTTGGCGAAGGTGCTTGGAAATGGCATACAGACCCAGGGCGTCTTACGACGCCCTTGAGGCGAGCAACCCGAGAGGGCCTCTTGTGGGTTCGACTCCCACCCTTCGCGTTATGGCTAAATCCACCCCCGCCGACCCCAACGCCCCCGCGGCGTCCGTCCCGCTGATCAAGCCCGTGCGGCCCGCCAAGGTCACCGCCGAGGCCCTCGCCCCCGTCGTCGCGCACAAGATCGAGCGCGCCGGCCTGGGCCAGAAGAAGAACGACGGCCGCCGGTCGGGCGGCAACTTCTCCCTCAAGCGGCTCGTGATCAAGGACGAGGTCAGCGGCGCCGTCCGCGAGCTCCGCGTCCCCCTCAACATGGATTACACGGATTACCCGACGATCCAGGACACCGAGGCGGTCATGGAGGAGTACGAGGAGGAGTACACCAGCGAGGGCGTCCGCGACCGCGTGCTCAGCCAGCAGGTCGACCCGTTCTACTTCCCCGGCCGCAAGGTGCCGGGCACGAACAAGGACTGGCCGGCGAACCTCGGGTTCCGGCCGTTCGACCCGGCGTGGCGGAACGACCAAGTCGAGCAGGGGAAGGGCGCGTGGTACCAGGGGGAGGAGAAGACCCGCGAGCTCGAGAACCGCATGGGCGTCGAGCGGGGCGGGCCGGTCATCACCGCGTAAACGCACAACAACACCGCCCACCGCAGACCGACCAGGGGCACTGATCGGACAGACGGGCAATGTTGAGCAACGACCCGGCCAAGATGGCCGAGGAGATCCGCCGGGCGGAAGACCACGCCGCGCAGCACCACGCGCCGATCCGCCGCATGGTCGAGCAGTTCGCCACCAAGTGGTACCGCGAGGACAAGGGGCTCCTCGAAGCCCTCCCCACCCCGCAGAACCGCGTGTTCTCCTGGGTCGCGTGGATGCTCCCCCAGCTCGCGTTCGGCGCCCCCGCGGCCGTCGTCGAGGCCAACTGGGAACGGGCCCACGGGCCGATCGCGCAGTGGATGGAGGCCGGCGGCCGCCGCTGGGCCGCCTGCTACAACGCCCTGGCCGACGAGTTCAGCCTGTGGGTGCGGGACGCCCTGTTCGCCTACGGGGTGCTCAAGATCGGCATGGAGGAGCAGGACGGCGAGATCCGCCCGTTCCTCCAGCACGTGCCGATGGACCGCTGGGGGTGCGAGGCGCCGCAGATCGACCACGTCCGCCGGTCGCGGTTCCAGTACGAGAAGTACCCCGTCGAGTTCGAGGACCTCGCCAAGCTCCGCGGCGTCGACCCCGCCGCGATCAAAGAGATCAAGGACAGCTGGGAGCCGGTGGAGAACGGCAAGGGCGCCCGCCTCAAGGGGAGCGAGACCGGGCCGCGCAAGCAGTTCTGGGTCTACGACCTGTGGTTCCCCGACACCAAGGAGATCGGCACGCTGCTGTGCACGGCGAAGGACGAGCCGGGCAACGTGTGGCTGCGGCCGAAACGGAAGTTCTGGGGGCCAAAAACCGGGCCGTACGTCGTGCTCGGCTTCAAGAACGTGCCCGGCGACCCGTACCCGTGCAGCGATTTGCAGCCGGTCATGCACCAGATCAGCGCGATCAACGCCCACCTGCGGGCGGCGGCGCTGGAGGCCGACAGCTTCAAGACCGGGATCGCGGTCGACGCGACGATGCCCGAGGCCGCGAAGGGCATCCAGGAGGGCCTGCCGAACGGCGTCTGGATCCTGCCCGGGATCGCGACCCGGCCGAACGGCGTGCAGCAGCTCAGCATCGGCGGGAATCACCCCCAGCGGCTCGAGCACATCGCCCAGATGGGCCAGGGCCTCGACCGGGACATGGCGATGGGGGACGCGCAGCTCGGGATCAGCAACAGCGACACGGCGACCGCGAACGACATCGCGGCCCAGGCGAGCAACATCCGCATCCGGGCCATGCAGGGGATCGTCAACGCCAAGGCGGCCGACGCGCTGGCCGGCGTGATGTGGTGGCTGTTCTACGACCCGGCCGTCGAGCAGCGGATCAGCGTGACCGCGACCGTGCCCGACCCGACCGGCATGGGCGCCGAGCAGCAGGTCGAGCAGGAGGGGTTCATGCGGGGCGGGACGGACGCGACGTGGTACCGCGGCGAGTTCTTCCCGCCGATGGTCGACGTGGCGTGGCCGGAGGACTTCACGGTCACGGTGGACCCGGAGAGCACGACGCACACGAGCAACCAGCAGCGGCTGGCCGACGCGCTGATCGTCGGGGAAAAGGTGGTGCCGACCGCGCTGCAGATGATGATGCAGCCGGGCGTGGAAGCGGAGTTCTGGACGAACATGGTCGGGCGGGCGATGAACCGGCCGAATTTGTTCCGCAGCCTCTTTAGCCCGGAACTGGTCGCGATGGCGAAGGCGGGGGCGCTGACGCCGCCGGTGACGGAGCCGGCGGGGGCGAGCCCGGCGATGGGGGCGGGGGTGACGGGGTTCGGGGGGGTGATGGGTCGGCGGCCGGAGATGGGGGGAGGGTTTGGGGGAGGCGGTGCGCGATCGGGTCAATCCACCGCTCCCGGTACATCCGCACGGCCCGGTCAAACGGGTTCTCGCCCGGCGGCGGGTCAGCCTGCGGGGCGGCCGGTGGGGGCGGGGGTGTAGGCGGCAACCGGAGGTGTGTTAGGTCCGGCTCCCTACCCAGCGGATCGCGGGCGATCACGGGGCGGCCGTGCACCGATTCGAAGTCCCGGCGTAGCGCGTCGATCTTCCCCTCGACCCGCGCGAGCCAGTCGTGCAGGTGCCGCATGTGGGGCAGCCGCGCCTTGAGGTCCTCGACCGTCTCGCCCATGAGGGCGAGCGTGGTCACGACGTCGGCGGGGGCGACGGGGGTGCGGGCGGCGGTGGTCGCGACGTGGAGGTGGCGGTTAGCGAGTTCACTCATTCGGGCCCTCTTCCTTCGGCTTCGACTTCTCGCGGACGCGGGGCGTGCCGTCGACCTCTTCGACCACTTCGCACTTAAACCACGGGCAGACGCACCCGTTCGCGCCCTGCTGCCGGTCAACGAAATTCGTGACGTCGTCAAGTCCGTTGGTGGCGCACCAGGAGGATTCGTTGCGGTGGAAATGCACGTGATCGTCGTCCCAGTGGTGCGGGACGTCGATCTCGATTTCGAAGGTGTACCGCACCTTAACCCGGCGCGTCACGCAGACGCAGGTCGGGCCGTGCGGCGTGCCGACCTTCTGCCGGCAGTAAAAGCACTCGTCGGGCGGGCCAGCAGGGCGGATACCGTCGTCGTTGGGGAGCACGAGGGGCCAGGACATGCTCAATCCCCCTTCCGCGGCAGCGCCGACGCCGGGATGATGTCGATCGGCAGGGTGGTCGGCCGCTTGCCGAGGACGACCAGCGCGAGGCCGCGCATGACGTGCAGGGCGGCTGCGGCGTCGTCGACGTCCAGTTCGATGAGGCGGTTTGCTGTCGCGGTCTGCTGGACGAGCACGAGGGGGTTTTCGTCGGTCTCGTAACAGTCGATCACGTTCCCGAACTCGATCACCCGCCCGCTGGGCAGGGCGACCAGGTGCGGACGCTTCGGGACTTGGACGGGCGGTTGTTGGGCGGCTACGGTGGCTTTTCCCATGATGGGGGCGGTCCTTTCGGGGGTTGGGGGTTACTTTCTCATGAACAGGTAGGCGATGCCCCACAGGGCACCGAACACGACGACGCACTCGACGCCGATGATCAGGTTGTCGAGCGGGGTGAGGTAGAGGCGGGGCTTGCGCCAGACCTCGATCAGCACGTTGGCGAGCATCACGCACCTTCCTTCTCGGCGGGGGCGGCCAGCGTCGGGAAGGGCTGGGCGTCGGGGCCAATGTTGTTCCAGTCGATCGCCCGCGACGACACGACAGACTCTCCCGCCGACCATTTGTTCCACGTCTTGATCGCGATCGCGGCCCGTCGCTCGGGCGAAGGCTTGTCCCGCCGCAGCATGTAGGCTCGGAACGCCAAGATCGGGTCACCCTTCGCCAGTTCCGCACCGCTGCCGACGAGGTCGAAGAACCGATTTGCCTTCTCGCGGCTGAACTGCGTCGCGATCAGGTAGTGCAGGGCGGCGGCCAACCCGGGCAGCATGACCTTCCCTGCCTCGGAGGTCGCGGCGACGGAGTCGCGGAGCCCGTTCCGTTTCCTGAAAAGGTTCATCGAGACCGAAATCGGTACGGTGGGGCGGGTGTAGGCCTTGTCGTTCTCGAAGCGCCACAGCCAGACGAGCGCGGACGCCAGTGTTCCCGACTTCGCCTCTCCCGCCTTCGCGAGGTACTGCGCCAGCGTGCGCCGGCCGCCGTTGTCGTGGGTGGTCTCGGTCTTGGGGTCGATGCCCAGGACGACCACGGTAAACAGCGGGACGCCCGACTCGATGCAGGCGAGCAGGCGGTGCTGGCCATTCCGCACGTAGCCGGCCGGGTCGATGACGATCGTGTCACCGTTCAACTCCCAGAGGCCCAAGCCCATGACTTCGGCGTACTGCCGCAGCATCGACTGCCGCACGTTGCGGAAGTTCTTGCTCTGCTTCTTGCCGTCCTTGCCGTTCAGCAGGACGCCCGCCATTTCCGGCGTGATCAGGATCAGCATCAACTGGATGACCTGGCCGCCGGGGCCGCGGTACACGCCCGGGGTACCGCGCCAGCCGTCGGGCAGCGAGTAGTAGGCGGACGGCAGCATCTTCATCACCAGTGGCGCGGTCGTGGCCTTCATCGGCGAGACCTTCGAGCGGGGGGCTTTCGCGTGCATCGTTCACGTTCCTTTCGCGGCCTTCGCCGCCTTGACGTCCTCTCGGATCAAGTGCCGCACGTACTCGCTGAAATCGTCGAAGTTCAGCGCGACCATCCGCGCCGCGGCCGACTCGCGGAGTGACTTGGGGAAACTGATGTGGGCCCGCCCGACGCGGCTCGGATGCTTCGGCCGAACGGTCGCCGGGGTGCTCGTTTTCAGGTGTGTGCCCATGCTGGACACACGTTTAGCACATCGAAATGCGGGCGGGGAAACTTTTCCTTTGACCCCGCCCCCTCCCCGCGTTCCGCCCTCGCAAACTCATCCGCAGTGAAGCCCCGCACCGCGACGAGGAAGCGAGTCAGCCACACGTGCCAGTACGGCAAGCCGTGCCGCGCGTGCCGCCTGTCCAAGCGCGTCCCGGTCACCGCCGAGGCGCTGGCGACGCTCCGCAGCGCCCTGGAATCGACCCGCCGCTACCGCAACCAGGAGGCGATCGAGTCGATCCGCCTCCCGTTCAACCAGCCGGGCGCGGACGCCTACGGGCCGCGGGGCCAGCAGCGGTTCTACACCCGCAAGGCCTACGTCGAGGCCGGGCGGCGCAACGGACTGGCGTGGCAGTGAGGGACACCCGATGACCACGATCATCGAACAAGCAATCACGCAACCCAGGGGGGAGGACGGGCGATTCGCGTCACCCACCCCGCCGCCCGACGCCTCGACCGCGCCGGCCGCGACCGACGCCCCCGAACTCGCCGCCCCGGCCCCCGCCGACGAACGTGCCCCCGTCACGGCGGGGAACGAGGCGCCAGCGGACGTAGACCCCTACGCCCGCGCGAGACAGGTGCTCGCCGACAAGGCGAAGCCCCAGACCCCGCCTGCGGTCGGGGATCGGACGACGGACGCGCCCGCAGCCGCGGCGACGCCAACCGGGCAACACAAGGCGGACGGCGACACGACGCCCCAACCCTCCCCCAAGGAATACAACGGGACGCTCAGCGCCAACGAGTTCGCGCTGCTCAAGAGCGTCCCCGGCATGCTCCCCGACCCCAAGACCTGGGGCGAGATGGGCATCAGCGAGCGCCTGGACCACCTGAACGACGTCCGGGCCATCCGCAACGAGCGCAACGCGCGGTTCCAGCAGCAGCAGGCCGCCGCAGGCCGCGCCGCCCCCGCGCAACCGAACCACTCCCAGCAGGCCGATCCGCACGACGGCCGGGGCGCTGGGGTCTCAGGGCAGGTGCCACAACCTCCGCAGGCCGGGCAGCCGGCGGCGGTCGCGGGCACCGAATCGTTTCCGGACGACGTCCGGCAGGCGTTGGCATTGGTCGCGGAAGAGTGGGGCGCGGACAGCGCCGTCTACCGCAGCCAGCTCGCCATCGCCCGCAGGAACGTCGACCTGGAGCAACAGCTTCGATCGCAGGACGAACAGCGCCAGTTCGCGGCAGCCGCCGCCGAGCAGGAGCGGGTCAATCGCTCGATCGAGGACCAGCATTTCGAGGCGATCGCGGACCGTTACCCCCAGCTCAAGGACGCGGCGACGCGGGACAAGCTGCGGGACGACATCCGCGACTACCACGCGATGCGCCACCGTCAGGGCCGCCCGGTCTCCCCCGAGGAGGCGGTGCGGTTCGTCACCCACAACACCCTGTACCCCGAGATCGAGCGCCAGCAGCAGGCGAAAGCCCAGGCCGACCGCAAGCGCACCCTCGACCAGACCTTCGACCGCGGCGGACCCGCCCCGACGCCCGCGAGCCAACCGGCCCGCGAGCAGCAGGACGTGTACGCCCGGGCCCGGGAGCGCGTGAACCGCGCCGCCCGCGACGGCCAGGCCGGGCGGGCGCACGCATTGGCCGGCTAACGCGACTGCTCCCGGCGCGGGAGTGAAAACACATGGGCAAGGCCCTCGCACTGTTCGCCGACTTCGTCCTGTTGACCAACCAGTACAACCTGGAGGCCAACACCGAAAGCGGCATCCTCAACGAAGTTCAGAACCAGACCACGCTGACCGGCGACCTGATGAAGGGCGGGAACAGCAAGGTCGTCAAGACCGGCAAGAGCATCCGCTCGTTCAGCCAGTTCAGCGCGGGCACCGGCGCCGCGTTCTACCAGCCCGGCGACTCGTTCACGGCGCAGATCGAGGACGGCGTCACCGCGATCGAGTACCAGTTCCGCTTCCTCCACGACTCGTTCTCGTACACCAAGCACGAGATCGAGTTCAACATGGGCGGGGCGGACGCGGCCGGCATCAACAGCCAGACCGAGGACCTGCTCAAGGCCAAGCGGCAGTTCCAGCGCGTCGGGATGCACAACCTGGTCGACGCCGCGTGGTGGACGACCCCCAGCGCCGCCACGATGGAGACCTCGGCGACGGCCAACCGGCCGTACTCGATCCGCTGCTTCATCACCGAGGACGGCTTGTTCCCGTCCGGGTTCACGACCCTGGGCGGCGTCGCGTCGAGCCAGACGCGGTTCCGCAACAAGGTCGCGAACTACACGGCCGGCGCGATCGACACGACCTTGAAGGACGCCTTCCACTCGATGATCCGGAAGGTCGACTTCAAGGCCCCGCCGTCGATGACCAAGTACTTCGAGAGCACCCAATTCTCGAAGTTCATGATCCTGACCGACGTCAACGGGGTCAAGAAGTACGCCCAGCTGACCGAGGAGGCGAACGACCGCCTGGTCGGCGACGGCAAGGACCTCGGCGTGTACGCCGGGCAGCTCGGGTACCAGAACATCCCGATCAAGTACGTCACCGAGATCGACAACCTCGGGTACGCCTCGACGGCCCCGCGCTACTTCTGGATCAACAGCCAGTACCTGTTCCCCGTGTTCCACGGCTCGGGCTTCTTCGCCGAGGAGGAGCCGATGAACGACCGGAGCCAGCCGTACGTCTGGACCGTCCACCTCGACTTCTGGTACCAGCTGATCTGCACGTCGCGCCAGCGGCTCGGGATCATCTGCCCCGGCTAACCCTGACTTTCCTCCTCCTCCGTGACCGGGGCGGACACCCTCCCCGCCCCGGTCATTTTCAGACCTTCAACCTCCTGATCGGAGAAACAGACCATGCCCTTCGAGCCTGTCGCATTCGGGAACAACACGGACAACGAGTGGTGGGAGTACACGAGCACCACCGACGAGAACGGCGTCGGCGCCGTGCGGTGGAACGCCGCCGGCACCAAGGCCTACCGCTGGGTCAAGTTCGACAACGGCGCCGGCAACGTCGCCGCGGTCGTCGGGAACTTCGCCTACATCCTCGCGGTCTCCGGCGCGTCGGCCGGCGAGACGACCACGGTCACGATGGACCTGTCCGACAGCGCCGAGGTCGGCGCGGGCGTGTTCCAGTCGGTGATCGCGGACGGCAGCTACGGGTGGATCCAGGTCGCGGGCTTCGCGACGCTGACGACCGCCCTGACCGCCGGCGCGGACGGCGACCCGCTGACGCCCACGGGCTCCAGCGACGGCACGCTCGACGTGACGGCCGACGCGACCAGCCCGATCTGCGCGATCGCGATCGACGCGAGCGCGAAGCTCGTCAAGCTCGTCGGCCTGATCTAAGCCCCCGAACGGGCGGCGGGGTTCACTCGGACGCGCCCCGCCGCCCACCTTTCGAAACGCCCGGCGATCGCAAGTGAGGCGACGGAGGCGCGGGTCAAAACCCGCCCCCAAAACATGGGACTGGTGTAGGGAAGCACGCCGCCGCCCGCTACTTCGCACATGAGCTTCACTTTAACCCAACTCGAGGCCGCCGCCGCGCACGCCGCGGGGCGGGCGACGTTCGACACGGGCAACAGCACGAGCTTCTGCGTCGTGCAGGCCCTGGGCGAGTTCAACAACTTCGCCTGGAGCTGGCGGCACAAGACGACGACGCTCGGGTTCACCAGCGGCCAGAACTACGTCGCCCTGCCGACCGACTTCTGCCAGCTGGTCACGCTCCGCGGCGGGACGTCGACGAACTCGGTCATGCTCCCGCGCACGGTGTCGCAGGTGCTGGACCTGCGGGCGAACAGCGTGACCGGCACGGTCGGCGACGCCGTGTTCTACGCGGTCGACACGACCGGGCAGGCGACCGGGACGAACGCGAGCACTTTCAAGCTGCAGGTCTACCCGACCCCGGACGCGACGACGTCCGACGCGCTGCAGATCCAGTACCTCCGCGAGATCACGGTCCCGTCCGCGGGCAGCAACGTGGCCGACATCCCGAACCACCTGTCGGCCGTGCTGCTGACGCTCGTCCGCGGGTGGGCCGAGATGACCGAGAAGAACGAGCTGGGCGCGAACTGGGAGGTCGGGCACCGGATGCTGGCCGAGGCCCAGGCGCGGGACGGGATGCTCCAGCCGCAGTTCGGCCCGATCCGCGGGCTGACCGACGTGATGCGGCCCGACGACGGCCGCTGGTTCTACGACAACCCGATCGTGACCGTGACCTGAGAGGCGAGGAGCCCGATATGGCGAAGAAGCACAAGACCGCGGCCGAGAAGCACGCGGAGACCGCGGCGACGTTCAACGCCGACCAGCAGCAGGAGGCGGCCAACCGCGAGGCGGCGAAGATCAAGACGTGGTCGGTGGAGGAGGGGCAAGCCGTCACCACGTCCCCCGAGGCCACGGACGGCAAAGGCAATCCCATCCCGAAGGCCGTCGACGGCCCGCCGTTCTACGCCACCGAGTACGTCTTCGAGCGCGAGGGCGGCAACCGCAAAGTGATCTACACGCCGGTCGGCGCCCCCGTCCCGGCGATGCCGGCCGGGTACTGCCGCCTCGCCAACCCCCCGCTGAAATTCCCGTTCGAGACCGCCGAGGCCCGGGCCAAGGCGATCGGTTAACCCCAACGGTTCCGTCAGTAGCCCCAAACTGACAAGGAGTTACGGTCATGCCCGCAGAGTCCACGCTCAACTTCAAGTACGTCGACAACGTCGCGACCAACCCGTCCCACGGCGGGACGAACAGCACCGGCGTGCACCTGGGCGTCCGCCCGGCCGGCGCGGTCTGGGTGAACACGGTCACCGGTAAGCGGTTCCACCAGCTCCCGACCGGCAACAACGCCGTGCTCCCCGCGTGCGAGCTCGTCGACCGCTTCGTCCTGACCGAGCGGTTCCTCCAGCGGCCGGTGCTCAACGCCGACCTCGCGAGCGGCACCGAGGCGACCCGCGAGCCGGCGAACAACAACTGGGAAGTCCTGGGCACGAACGCGACGAGCGCGCTGACCACGTTCGCGGACGGCGGCGGGATCACGCTGACCACGGCCGGCGCGTCGGGCGACCTCAACGTGATCGCCCCGCACCTCGACACGGCGCAGACCGCGTGGGCGGCCGCGAAGTGGAACACGAACGACGAGATCAGCTTCGAGACGACGGTCAAGACCGGCGCCAGCGTCGCCAACATGAAGTTCTGGGCCGGGTTCAAGCTGACGAACACCAGCGTCACGGCGACCGACGACGACCAGGCGTACTTCCTGTTCGACACCGGCAACACGAACGCGGTCAGCGCCACCAACATCCAGATCTGCACGAGCCGGGCCGGCACGGACACCGTGGTCGACAGCGGCGTGACCGTCGAGGCGTCGACGAGCTACCACCTGTTGCTCCAGGTCGACCAGCACGGGGTGCCGTACTTCTTCATCAACGGCGTCCTGGTCGCGATCGGCAACGGCACGGAGTCGACCGGCGTGACGACCAGCACCGGGGCGCTGACGGCCAACATCGACCTGATCCCGTACGTCGGCGTCCACGCGCTGGCGGCCGCGGCCAAATCGATCACGGTCCGCGGCGTCGTGTGCGGCAAGACGATGAACGACTAACCGGAGGGATTGCCATGAGCGCAGTCGACCGCCTGATCACCGGCCGGGCCTACCCCCAGAGCAACGGGGCGGCCCTCAACTTCCAGAACGCGAGCACGACGTACGCGGCGACGAACTCGGCCCGGTACGTCGCCGCGTCGACCAACGCCGCGAACCTGCCGACCGGCGAGGTGCGGTTCGTCGAGGTCACCAACGACCACGCGACCGCGATCCTCTACGTCGAGCTCGGGGACGCCGACACCGCCCCGAGCACGGCCGTCGCCGGGGCCGGGGAGCGGGTGTTCCCCAGCTCGACGCGGACGTTCGGGTTCCAGGGCGGCGGGAACAAGGTGATCGCCGTGATCAGCAGCGTCGACGAGTCGACCGGGCAGATCCACTGGAAGCCGTAACGAGGAGGCCGCGCCCGTGGGCCACCTGCCGCACGTCCAACACCTGCCGCACCTCCCGCACCTGTTCGGGCGGGGCGGCCGCGACGACGCCTACGCCGCCCAGGTCCGCCGGGCCGGCCCCGTCCTCTGGTGGCGGGCCGCGTCGACGGCGCTGGAGGTCGGCTCGCCCACCCTCACCCTGTCCGGCTCGCCGGTCCAGACGGCGCCGGGCGCGATCAAGAACGACGGCAACACGTGCACGCGGTTCGTGTCGGCGTCCAGCCAGTACGCCCGGATCGCCAACCACGCGAGCATCGAGCTGACCAGCGCGGGCGGGATCGAGCTCTGGTTCCGCTGGGGCGTCAGCGGGGCGATCGACGGGCTGTACGGCAAGAACAACGCCAGCGGCGAGCTCCTGATTTACACGGAGAACAACAAGATCACCGCCTACGTCAGCGGCGCGGCCGACGCGCTGCTGAGCGCGGCGCTCACGGTCGGCCTCTGGTACCACGTCGTCGTCACGTGGAGCGGGACGAGCTGGGTGCTGTACGTCAACGGGGAGGTGTCGGACACGCTGACCGGCACGGCCCCGAGCGCGACCGCGACCGACAACCTCGTCGGCGCGTACGCGAACGGCGGCGACGGGTTCCTCCAGGGCTGGGTCGACGAGCTGGTGATCTTCAACCGCCTGCTGACGGCCGCCGAGGTCGCGGCCCGGTACGCGGCGGGCGCCAAGACGGCGCTGACGCTGGCGTCGGCGGTCGTGATCTCGGCGAGCCAGGTCTGGTTCACGTTCAACGAGCCGCTGCTCGTCGCGCAGCAATCGACGGCCGACGCCGCCGCGTTCGCGGCCTTCGAGGTGGCCGCCGGCGGCGGCGCGTACCTGTCCCCGCTGGCGGTCGACATCACCCACGACGTCGGCAGCCTCCAGTTGCAGTGCTATTACGACACGCTCGCGGTCGTCGTGGGCGACGCCTACCGGATCAACTCCGACGTCCTGAACCACGCGCTCGGTGCGGGCCGCTACGTCAAGAGCCCCGTCAGCGGCACGCTGGCTTCCCCCTGACCGACCATGCCCACCCCCACCGCCACCATCCTCGCCCAGCTCAAGGCTTACAAGCCCGCGCCAATCGTCTACGAATATTCGTGGGGCAGCTACCGCTTCGGCCGCCCCACGGTGGGGACGAACAACCAGCGGCTCTTCGCCCCCGGCCGCAAGGCCCACACGACCGCGACCGACGCCGCCGAACTGGCCAACGTCGTCCGCCGGGCCGTCGACGGCGACCGTTTGCTGATCTTCGACGAGGAGGCCGTGGGGCCGGTCGGCGACCCGGCGCGGCGGAACTTCACCGACGACGAGTGGCACGACGTGCTCGGCCGCGTCCGCGCCATGGCCGGCGGGCCCCACGCCCGGATCGCGATCTGGAACCACCCCGGCAACGAGTTCTTCAACACGATCCAGCGCGGCAAGGGGCACCCGGCGTACGACGCCTGGCGGAAGTGGCTGGCCGACTACGCGAAGCACCCGCTGGCGCAGCGGGCGGACGTGATCCTCCCCGGCATGGGGTGGGAGAAGCACTGCCCCGACCTCGCGAGGTGGCGGGAGAAGAAGAACCAGACCTGGCCGATCTTCGAGGACCTGGCGGCGCAGACGCGGCAGGAGCTGATCCCGTGCTTGCACGCCTGCCCGGCGACGGACGGCGGGCCGTTCCCGACGTACGCGGAGATGCGGCACATGCTCGACGCCTTCGGCGGTCAGCCGGTGGCGGTGTGGATCCCGGCGGTGGACGAGCAGTTCACGCCGGCGCTGCGGGCGATCCGCGATCACGAGCGGGGGAAATAACGTGTCGAACCGCCGACAACGACGCCGGGCCGAGCCGGTCGACTTCCCGCTGTGCACGCGGGGCGTCTACAAGGCGTCGGGGTATTCCCGGATCCCGGAGGGGTTCACGCCGTACGCGCGGAACGTCTACCCGTACGACAGCTTCGGCCGGCTGCGGCCGGGGCAGCGGTGCGGGTCGGGGAAGTTCTGGAGCTTCCAGTTCGGCGGCGGGGCGAAGTTCATCCAGCACCTGAGCGCGGCGCAGGTGACCGACGCGACGGCGGGGACGAGCTACTTCAAGGTGATCGTGGGTTGCGGCGGGATGGTGTACGGCCAGATGCCCGGCGACGCCAGCGCCACGCGGCTGGACGGGAGTGGGGCGGCGACGTTCAGCGCGAGCCGGAAGATCACGGCCTTTACGATCAACAACGTCACGTATTTTACGGACGGGTTGGTGGTCAAGCAGTACGACTGGGGCGCGGCCACCTTCGGCGACTGGACCGCGGCGGCCGGCACGTTTCCCGTGTCGAACTCGCAATACCCGCGGATCTGGTGCCCGTGGCGCGGGCGGGCGGTGTGGGCGCGGTTCGACAAGGGCATCCCGAGCATCATGGGGTTCGACGCGATGGGCGGGGCGGCGACGAACTTCGACTACGGCGCGACGCCCGCGCCCGACATCGCGATCGCGACGAACTCCAACTGGAAGGCCGGGCAGATCGGCGAGGGCGTGACCGCGCTCATGCCGACGAGCGGCGACGTCCTCTACGTCTCGCAAGAGAATAAAATCGGGGCGTTCCGCGGCGACCCCGGCGACGGCGGGACGTACGTGGAAGTCTCGGGATCGGTCGGCGTTTTGGCGGACCGCGCCTTTTGTGAAGTAGAGGGCACGATCTACTTCTGGGGCACCGGCGGCATCTACCGCCTGCGGCCGTTCTCGACCCCCGAGCGGATCAGCGAGGCGATCCACGACGACGTCAGCGACATGCCGCACCAGGGTTGGTACCTCGAGGCGGCGTACGACAAGAAGCTCGACGCGATCCTGTTCACCGCGACCCAGGCCGCCACGCCGTTCGCGACGAAACACTACCTCTACGACATGAGGGCGGAACGGGCGTTCGGCGTCGGCGGGTGGTGGCCGATCGACTTCCCGGCGGACACCGGCGGCGACGACAACGCCAGCGGGACGACGGCGCCGACGTACGGGCCGACGAAGATCCTGAGCTTCGACGGCAACGCGCAGACGACGGACAGCCGCGTCGTATTGCTCGGCGGGAGAGACGGTTACGTGCGGTACATGGCCGACAGCCTCGTCGGGGCCGACACCGGCGCCGCGATCACGTCCGACGCCTACCTCGCGTTCGTCCGGCCGGCCGGCGCGACCAGCGAGGCGATGCTGAACGGGTGGTGGCCGGTGCTGGCCGAGCACGGGAGCGCGGTGAACGCCGAGTGGTCGATCCGCGTGGGGGCCACCCCCTACGTCGCGCATTCGTCCCCGGCGATCACGAAGTCCGGCACGTTCACCAGCGGCGGGCGGCAGGCGGTGCAGGGGCACCGGGCGACCGGCAACAGCTTCGCCCTGCGGATCCAGAACTCGACGCTCAACAAACAGTGGGCTTTGGAGCAGGCCACCGGCCACTTCGAGCCCGCGGGACCGGTGCGCTGATGGCCGAGGCGACCAACCCGATCCACCGAAACGCGGGGATCATCCAGTACCCCCCGCTCCTGGCCGGCCTGCCCGACCCGGTGCGCCGCCAGTTCGAGATCGAGCGGACGATCAACGGCAACGTCCACGCGGACCATTTGACGAACTGGCAGCGGATCAAGAACACGTTCGACTCCGGCGACTTCACCGGCCCGCAGGGTCCCACGGGGGCCACGGGCGCGACGGGGCCGACCGGCCCGACCGGACCCGCGGGGCCGACCGGCCCGACCGGGCCACAGGGCGAGACCGGGCCGCAGGGCCCGCAGGGGGAGCCGGGCGTGTGCGAGTGCACGGGGTTCACCGGGTCGGTCAGCATCGAGACCGACGAGAGCGGCGTGACCGTGGTCCGGGAGTTCACGTGGGAGGACGGGTTGCTGAAGACCGTGGTGTGAGGCCCCACCCCCGCGCGGCGGGAAGGTAAGGTGCGGAGCATGAGTTCGACCACTTTGATCATCATCCTCGCGGTGCTAGATGGCCTGCTCGGCGTCGCCCTGCTCGCCGTCTACGTGCTCGCTGACAAGTGGCATGCCCGGGCTCTGGCAGCAGAGGCGAGGCTCGCGCCGCTCCTCCCACCCAAGACCGGGTTCTCCGGCCACATCGAGGTGGAGGTCGACCAGGGGACGATGGTGATCGCGTTCAAAGACGGGCTAATCACCAGCACTGCGATTCGCACCGATTAAGGAGCCCCATGCCCGCCCCCCTCACCCACCGCCGCAAGGCCACCGGCCCCGCGCCGATCGACAACGCCCGCTACAACGGCCCGACCACCGACCGCCCGGAGTCGTGGCGGCCGTCCGCCACCTACGGCGCGGGCACGGTCCGCACCCCCGGCGGCAAGGTGACCGGCGCGACCGTCCGCCGCGGCGGGGGCGGCGTCGGCCCGCTCGCGGCACCCGTCCGCACCGACGCCATTAACGCCAACGCCAGCCGCTACCTCGCCAGCGCGGGCGAGCGGATGTTTAACCGCCAGAAGGTCAACAACGCCCCGACCGCCGTCGTCGCCGGGAATCAGGTCTACGGCTACGGCCGGCAGGGCATGAACACGTTCGTCGCCCCGCCCGGATCGGACTTCCGATTCAGCGGCACCACCGCCCCCGTGGGGTTCAGCCTCACCGGCGGGTCGCAGGGCAACGGTGGCGGTGCCGCCGGCAGCACCTACGGCGGCGGCAACACCGGCGTCAGGGGAGTCCGCGGCGGCGTCGGCTACGGCGGGGTAGGCGGCCGCGGCGCGTCCGGCGCGATCGGCACCACCCTCCAGGCCGACCAGAACGCCGCCAACGACCAGACGATCAAGCAGTGGCAGGAGGCCCTCGACACCAACGCCAGCGGCCAGAAGGCCCAGCAGGAGGGCCTCGAATCGGCCTACGGCGGCGTCTACAACACCCTGGGCGGGCTGACGGACACGATCGGGGCGACCAAGGGCGAGGCGATGGGGTTCCTCGACGGCGTCTACGGGAAGCAGGGCGAACTGACCGAGGGGCTGGGCAAGACCGCCCACGAGCGCGAGAACCGCCGGCACACCGCCGCCAGGGGCGGGATCGGCACGAGCCTCGCCGGCCGGGGGCTGTACAACTCGACCGTCCTCGACAGCCTGACCCGCGGCGCCGACGTCGATTCCGCCTTCGTCCACAACGCGATCGACGAGGACGCCGCCCGCCTCAAGCTCGGGCTGATGAGCAACTACGCCACCCAGGGCACCGGCATCATCACCGGCGCCGGCCAGCAGCTCGTCGGGGCCGGGCAGGCGATGGCCGGGGCTCAGCAGGACTTCGCCCGCCAGCAGCAGCAGGCGCAGCAGTACGGGCAGGGGCAGCGGATCGACCTGCTCGGGAGCCGGATCAACGAGGGGCCGAACGCCGGGGCGTACAACAACCTGCTGAGCCAGCCGGGGGCGCTGGGCCAGCGGCCGGCATCCGGCGGCGGGGGCGGCGGTTCAAACTACAACCTCGACGCCCTGTTGCAGCAGTTGCTCGGCGGCGGCGAGAACACGACCACCACCGGCGGCGGGTTCCAGCCCGACCCGCGGACGGTGGCCGCGAACGAGCGGGTGCGGCAGGAGCGGGCGGCGGAACTCGCCCGGTACAACGGCCAGATGTCCGGCCAGCCGATCGGCGGCGGCACGACGACCGGCGGCCCGGCCAACCTGATCGACCAGATCGGCGGCGGCGGCGGGATCCCCGCGTCGGCGCACGGGCGGACGGACCCGCAGCCGGGCGGCACGAGCTACGCGCAGATGCCGGACGGGACGCCGGTGCGGATGAACCCGGACGGCAGCCGCGAGTACATGGACATCTTCACCGGCGAGTGGTACCGGGTTTAAGGAGCCACACGTGCCCGTCTTTCGCGTTCTCTACGATTCCAACATGGCCCGCGGGGCCGACATGGCCGCCAACGTGGGCAACCACCGCTCGCAGCAGGACCAGATCGACAACGGCCTGCGGTTCGACGCGAACGCCCGCGCCGACACCCAGCAGGCGATCGGGCTCGCGCAGGCGATCGCGCAGGACCGCCGCCAGCGGGAGATCAACGCGGCAAACAACCGGCGGATGTACGACCTGCAGGACCTCCGCGGGGATCAGCGGCTCGAGCAGATCGGCGTCACCGAGGCCGGGCGGGACGCGCGGCAGATCTACGGCAACGACCGGCAGGACGTGCGGCTGGGGATGCGGCAGGAGTTCCAGGGGCAGCAGAACGACGCGAACCGCCTGAACCAGCGGACGATCGCCGGCCAGCGCGTCGCGGTCACGGCGCGGGGGCAGGACATCGGCAACGAGAACGCGGACCTCAAGCGGCAGCAGGACGCCGCCCAGTTCGAGCAGCGGCGGAAGGACGACGAGGAGAAGCTGCGGCGGATGGAGCGGCTGCGGCAGTTGGAGGCCAGTCGGCGGGCCGAGGCGGCGGCGGGGCGGATGACGGCCCAGCGGCAACAGGCGTACATCGAGGCCCAACTGGAGAACCTGAACGACCTGCGGCGGATCAACGAGTCGCGGGCCGGGATGGGCGACATGACCGCGGCGCGGGAGATCGAACTCCTGAACGACGCGATCAACAAGAAGATGGCCGAGCTGATGGGCGGCGGCGGCGGGGCCTCACCCCAACCCTCTCCCGGCGGCGCGGTGGGCGGCGGGGGGCTCGACGCGCAGACGATGCAGACCGGCCAACCCCCCGCCCCGGTCAACCCGTTGGGTGCGGCGGCGCAGGCGATGGAGGCCGTCGTCCAGCAGGTCGCGCAGGAGATGCCGACCGCGAGCCGCGAGGCCAAGCGGCTTGAAATCAAGAGCCGCCTGATGCGGCAGGGGATCGACCCGTCCACGCTCGGAGTCCGCTGATGCCCGACCTGCTCGACAGCCTGCTCGACCGGCACGAGGGGGCGGCCGCGCCCGACCCGCTGGACGCGATGCTCGACCGCTACGAGGGCGGCAACCTGAGCGCAGCGACGGCACCCGCCCCGGCCAACTTGATCGAGGACATCCCCCTCGACACTCCCTCCCCCGTCAACCTGATCGAGGACGTCGCCCCCTCCTACGACGGGTGGCCGACGCCGTACCCCGCGCCGCCCACGGAACCCGACTACGCGCCCCAGGCGTGGCAGCAGGCCGCGATCAATGAGGTCCGGGCGACGTTCGGCAACTACAAGTCCGGCGTCGGCATGAACCAGCCGGAGATCAACGCGATCTTTGAGAAGCACCGGCGGGCGGCGGACCCGACCGCCGACCAGCGGTACCTCGACGCCAGCTACGGCAGCCTGAGCGGCGGGCAGAAGCTCCTGGAATCCGGCGTGTCGGCGATGAAGGGGTTCCACGGCGGGGCCACGTCCCTGCTCGGCTCCGTCGCCCCCGAGACGGCGAACGATATCAACCAGTGGCTGGCGCAGAACACGGCCGGCAGCGCCGACGTGTGGCAGAACAGCGTGAGCGAGGGCGCGGGCGGGGCCGCGCCGTACCTGCTCGCGTCGCGGATGAAGGCGCCGGTGGCGACCGGCATCGGCCTGGGCGGGGCGCAGGGCGTCGGCGGGACGCGGGCGGAAGTGGCGCAGATGCGCGAGGCCGACCCGAACCGGGAGATCGGCGGGGTCGACGAGGCCAAGGCCGCCGCCGCGATCGGCGCGTTGAACGCGGCGACCGGCGGCGCGTTCATGAAGCTGATGCCCGGCGTCGGCCAGTGGGTCAAGGGGCTGGCCAACCCGATCCTCCGCGGCGGGGCGGCGGTCGGCCTGGACGCGGCGGCCAACGCGCCGATCAACGTCGGCCAGCAGCTCGCGACCAACGCGATCGCGGGCGGCACGTACGACCCGTCCCGCGAGGCGACCAAGGACGTCCGCAAGGCCTTCTGGCAGGGCCTGGGCGGCGGCATCCCCGGCGGCATGGGGGCGATCCACCACGCGAACGCGGCGCGGGCGGCGGACGCGAACGCCGCGGCCCACAACGCCGACCCGGCGCGGGGGCAGCCGCCGACCCCGGACGAGATCGCCCGCGTGAGCGCGTGGGCACAGCAGATGGAGGCCCCCGATGCCACGAGGCCGCAAGCCGGGCGTCCCGGTGTTCCTGTACAGCGTGGACAAGAGCCTGTCGCTCAACCTCGCGATCTGGCCCCGCCTGAGAATCCGGCTGCGGCTGGAGGGCGACAAGTGGCGGACGAAGCTGGCGTGCTGGCGGGCGGCGCGGGGGACGCAGCGCCGGTACGGGGCGGCGCTGGGGAAGCGGGCGGGGTAAGGACGCAAGGGGCGCAAGCGGCTGCGCCGCCTCAGCAGCGCGAGCGGGTGCCCGTGTTCGAGTACGACGTCACAATCACCGAGAACGGCCAAGCCCGCCGCATGAAGCGGGTGCTCTACGACGACCTCACGGAGGAACTGGTCTCGGCAGACGACGCGCTGCCCGACGCCCCCAATCCGTTTCAGCAGGAGCCCCCCCGCGATGCCCAACCCCAACCCCCCGCCCGCGTGGCGGCAGATCCGCAAGCGCGTCCGCCGGTTGAGCAGCGGGCGGCCCAAGGGCCACTGGCGGAAGGAAATGCGGCTGGTCCGCGACCGGATCGCGCGGGGGGTGAGGTAGGGGTGTCGGCCGGTTCCATGCCCGTAATCGAACCCGGAACCCAAACGCTCGCAAACGGGCGGACGCCCAACGCACAACCTACCCCGTCCCGCCGCCCCGTCAAGCTGACCAAGCCCCGACCGTTCACCCGCAAGGACGTCGAGGACCGCCTGCTCCAGTCGTTCAACGAGTACAACGGCGAGGGCGCCAGCGGCACCACCCGCAACGCCGAGGTGCGGCAGGACAGCGGCACTGACCTCCAGGGCGTCGGGAAATTCACGTTCTTCCGCCAGCTCCCGACCGAGGTGAAGCAGTTCATGCAGGGGCGGCCGGAGATGCGGCGCGTCTTCCGCGTCAGCCAGAACACCCGCGAGGCGCAGGGGGCCGACGCGATGCACGCGATGGGGGAGAATTACTGGAAGATGGCCGAGGAGATCGCGACCGGGAAGGACTCCCGCGTCGCCGCGGCGGTCAAGTTCGCCAAGGGCAACCCCGACCCGCAGATGCAGATCCTCGCGGCGATCCACGAGAACATGCCGCCGGCCAAGCAGCGCGGGCCGATCCAGTCCGTGAACCCCGCCGAGCTCCCCCCGGGCACGAAGTTCAAGCTGTGGGGTAGCGAGTTCGAGATCGTCGAGAAGTTCGACGCGGACGGCGAGTCGATCCGCCTGCTCAAGGACGGCGACGAGTACCCGCTCGTTCCCGCCGAGGGCGTGCGGGAAATGCCGGCCGACAAGGGCAGCGTCAAGAAGGGCTCATGGGACGACCCCGAGCAGTCGGGCGGCTTCCTCGATGGGATCGAGGACGACCCGACGCCGCCGCGGCCCAAGTTCTTCGACCCCGAGGCCGAGGGGATCAAGAGCAGCGCGAACACCGGCATCTTCGGCCAGGACGTGATCGCCCCGCAGGGGAAACGGCAGGGCGGGTTGTTCCACGAACCCGTCGAGGTGAAGGGCGCCGGCGACGCCGACCCCCGCGACGCCCGCGCCCGCAAGATCAACGAGAACGACCCGAACCAGGGCGAGTTCGTCCCCGCCGACCCCGCCGGCAACCCCGACGACGTCGCCGGGATGTACGCCGGGGAGAAGGGCGCGGCCCGCCAAGGCACCGAGCGCGTCCAGGCCCGCCGCACGGCGAACGAGATGATCACCGCCGGCGTCGACCCGGAAAAGGTGCGGCTGGCGACCGGGTGGTTCAAGAACCCCTATGACGGGAAGTGGCGGTACGAGATCGACGACTCGGGGATGAAGATCCTCAAGAGCTCCGGCGACCTCGCGCTGGGGACGCCGGGGGTTCTCGGCACCGGGTTCGCGAACCGCTGGTGGCGGCTGGGCGAGGTGATCGACCACCCCAAGCTGTTCGAGGCGTACCCGCACTTGAAGAAGGTCGCGGTGGTCGGCAAGCCCGGCACCCGTGGCGGGCTGTACTCGGACAAGTTCGACGGCATCATCCACGTCGACCCGATCCAGCCCGGCTGGGAGAAGACGCTGCTCCACGAGATCCAGCACGCCGTCCAGCAGCACGAGGGGTTCGCCCGCGGCTCGCCGTTCAAGGGCGCGGCCCGCGCCGTCGAGGACCTGCCGGCCGACGACTACCGCGCCTTCTACGACGACCCGACCGCCTACCGCATGAGCGCCGGCGAGATCGAGGCCCGCGACGTCGAGGCCCGCGCCGGCATGACCGCCGAGCAGCGGGCGGGCGGGCAGGCCGAGAAGGCCAACGCCCTGTTCGCCGAGGCCGAGCAGGTGCGCAAGTCGGTCGAGTACCGGCGGGAGGAGCGTCGGTACGAGAAAGCCGGGTTCACGCCCGAGGCGCTGGCCGAGCGGAACGCCGCCCCGGCGCACCGCCGCGTGCACGAGATCCAGGACCAAATCAAGGGGCTGGGGTTCGACCTGAACCGGCGAGACGTGCGGGAGCAGTTCCTGGCCGGCGGGGTGAAGGACGCCAAGCCGTACGGGAGCGAGAACATCCCGCCGGAGCAGGCGGTGGTGAAGATGGACGTGGCCGCCGCCGCATCGGATACTTCGGGCGTGAGTGGTCGCCGCGAGCCCTGGCAGATGACTCGCCGCGAGTTTCGCGGGAAGTTTTACCAGCACAACGTCTTTCGCCCCGACGCCCCGGAAGTCGGCCCGGAAGGGTTCAAGAGCGGCATCGGCCCGAACGTTGTCCTCGCGACGGACGGTCCGCCCGCCAGCATCATGGACAAGCGGTACGGCACAAGGGAGGGCCGCCCGATCTACATCGTTCCGAAGGAGTGGGTGCGCGACACGCCGAACGGGCCGAAGATCAAGGACGGCTGGAAGCCCGGCCCGAACGACAAGCTCGTCCCCGACTACGACTACCAGCCCGTGCACGAGATGATCGTCAAGCGGGCGATCGAGAACGGCGAGCCCGTCCCGGCGTCGGTGCTCCGCGACTACCCGAATCTCCAGAAGCTCGTAGACGAGCGGGGTGTCGCCGAATCCCGCCCCGACGACGTCACCGCCGCCCCCTCCCCCGCGCACGCCGCGCCCAAGACGATGGCCGCCGGCGCCGGCCCGCAGGTCAAGTCCCGCGACATCATCGCGCAGGTCGAGAAACTGACCGGAACCCCCGTCCGCACCGGGCACGGGATGTTCGCCCAGCGCAAGGCCGCCGGGTGGTACCGCCGGCAGGCCGACGTGATCCGCAACCAGCAGGCCGAGGACCTCGCGACCGCCTACCACGAGGCCGGGCACGCCCTGCACGCGAAGGTGGTCGGGTGGAGCCTCCCGTGGCCCGCCGGCGTCGCCAAGGAATTGCAGGCGATGGGCCGCGAGTTGTACGGCAACCGCCAGCCCAACGGCGGGTACCGGCGGGAGGGGCTGGCCGAGTACGTCGCCCGCGACATGCTGGCCGACCCCGACCTGGCGAAGGTCGCGCCCAAGACGAAGGCGTGGTTCGAGGCCGACGTGCTCGGGAAGCACCCGGAGCTGGCGAAGGAGTACGCGAAGCTGAAGGAGATGGCGCGGCAGTGGGACGAGCAGGGGGCGGTGGCGAGGATCAAGGCGAAGATCCACACCGAGCCGCGGGGGCCGCTGGCGTCGATCACGAACGCATACGAGGCGCTGACCAGCCTGTTCAGCCGGCGACGGTGGGTGAATGCCTCGGCACCGCTGGAGGACGCGCAGGCCCGGCTCGTCAAGGAGCGGGGGATCAACGAGGCCGACATCCCGATCGTGATGAACCCGGCGAAGGTAATGCAGGCGCTCAAGGGGAGCGCCCCCGGCACGGCTCGGTTCATGGTCGAGGAGGGGATGGTCAACAACCGTTACGAGGTGGTCGGGCCGAGCCTGCGGGACGCGCTGCTCCCGGTCAAGGACGACGCGGACTTCACCGCCTACGCTTACGCCCGCGTCGCCGAGATGCTCCACGACCGCGGGATCGACCCCGGCATCAGCAGGGAGGACGCCGCTTACGGCGTCCGCGACCTCGAAACCCCCGAGCGGCGGGCCGCGAGCGACGCGATCACCCGATGGGCGGACGGACTGCTCGAATACCACGTCGAGGCCGGCGGGCTGTCGCGGGACGCGGCCGATTTGATCCGCAAGATGAATCCCGTCTACATCCCGCTCCTGCGGTATTTCGGCGAGTCCGCGCACGGGAACAAGGGCGGCGGGAGCGGGCGACGGGGCGTGGTCAACCAAGGGCAGGGCGTGCACCGCCGCACGGGCAGCAGGCGGACGATCCGCGACCCGCTGGAGTCGCTCGTGCTCCAGGCCGAGGCGCTGGTTTCGCGGGCGAACAAGGCTCGCGCCGGGCGGGCGATCGCGGACTTTACCGACGCCGTGGGCGGGCGGGCGGGTTGGTTCGCCGAGAAGGTCGACCTCGACCCGACCGGCCACCAGTTCAAGGTCGAGGACGTCCGCCGACAGCTTGAGGCGTTGGGCGCCGACCTGTCCGCCGTGGACATGGACCGGATGCTCATGGTGTTCGACCAGCCGACCGCGTACCGCGGCCCGGACAACATCGTGACGATCTGGCGGGACGGCAAACGCGAGTTCTGGGAGTTGGACCCGGAAGTCTACAAGGCCGTTACCGAGATGGACGTGATCGAGCTCGGCGAAGCGATGAAGCTCCTGTCGGCCAACGCCCGCCTGATCCGCGCCGGCGCTACGGCCTACAACGGGGCATTCGCGCTGGCGAACATGATCAAGGATACGTTGACCGCCCCCGTGTTCGGGCGGCGGTGGACCAAGCTCCCGGTCGTCGACAGCGTCCGCGGCCTCGTGTCGCAGATCGCCAACCTGCCGGAGGCCCAGCGGTACCACGCCGCCGGCGTCGGCATGGCGACGCTCATGGGTCAGGATCGGGCCAAGGCGGGCCGGTTCGCCCGCCAGATGCTCGCCGACAGCATTAAGGAGAAGGCCGTCCAAAAGATCGTCCACCCGCTCGACACGCTCCGGTCGATGCTGGAGGTGGGCGAGAGTGCCGCCCGCGTCGAGGAGTTCCGGCAGACGCTGGAGGATGCCGAAGCGAAATGGGGCAAGGGGACGGAGTCCGCGGTGATCGACGCGATGGTGGCGGCCAAGGAGGTGACGGTCGACTTCACGCGCGGCGGGACGATCGCGGTCGGACTCAACCGCCTGTCGCCATTCTTCAACGCTCGCATTCAGGGCGCGAGCCGCCTGTGGCGGGCGCTGTCGAACCCCAAGACGGCGACGGCGGCGACGCTCAAGGCGTTCTCGATGATCACGGTGGGGTCGCTGCTGCTCTACTGGAGCCACAAGGACGAGGAGTGGTGGAAGGAACTCCCCGACCACGAGCGGTTCAACTACTGGCACTGGAGCATGGACGGCGGCAAGACGATCCACCGCATCCCGATGCCCGAGTCGCTCGGCAAACTGTTCGGGGCGCTGCCGGTCGAGGCGTTCCACCAGGCGATCCAGAAGGGGGACCATCGGGCGAACGACGCCCTGTTCGATTTGGTGAAATCGTTCCTGCCGATCAGCAGTCCGGCCGACCTCGCGATGGGGTGGGGCAAGCCGGCGGTCGAGGCGTACAGCAACCACGACTCGCTTCGGAACCGGTCGATCGTGCCGGTGCAGATCGAGCGGGGGAAGATGCCGAAGGATCAGTACGCCCGCCACACGACCGACCTCGCGAAGTACCTCGGCGAGAAGTTCAACGTCTCGCCGATGAAGGTCGAGCACATGATCAGCGGGTACACCGGCGGGGCCGGCCTCAACGCGATGCGGTGGGCGGACATCTGGCGGGGAACGCGCAAGGACCGGGGGGAGAAGGCCGACACGTTCCTGATCGGCCGGTTCTACTCGCGCGACCCGATCGGCCGCGGGAAGCAGGTCGAACAGTTCTACGACCGACTCGAGGAACTGCGACAGCGGAAGGGGTCGAAGGCCTTGAAGGGCGGCGAGATGGGTGAGCTGATGCGGATGGAGAAGCGGGCCAGGGTGATCGCGCAGGTGCGGGATCAGGCGGACGCGAAGGTGATCACCGACGAGCAGGCTCGGCGGCGGATTCAGGATCTCACCGCCAAAACACCATGATGAGGATCATGGTGAGCCAGATCAGCGTCGCGACCAACGCGGTGTAATTCATCTTCCTCATCCTCAGCGGACTCTACCCCCACCCCCGGCACCACGGCAAGGTAATACGGCGCCCCCGGCCCGCGCACGAGCACGACGGCCGGCACGTCCGGGGCGGGCGATGGGATGATGGTGATGGGTTCGGTGAGCATCTGCATGTCATCCGTTACGCAAGTCACGTGCCGGGCTTGCGTTCCTGACGCCGGAGCGTTCGCCGCAATCTCGCCGCCTCACGCTTGGCGTCCGCCTCCGTGAGAAAGCTCTGAGACGATTGCCATTGAAGGCGGCGGTTGAACGAACCGACGACCCACCGCAGCCCGCCTAGATTCTGGTGGTTCCAAGAGGGAAGCACGACGACGATCGGGTCACTTCTGCTCATAATCACCTACGGGGGTTAGTGCCCTTTCCGCGTCAGCGCGTACGCGATTAACCCCAAGGGGACGGCGGCCACCGCGGCGCAGGCGGTGTAGTACGCCCACGGCGGGGCGTGAACGCACACGAGCCAGAGGCCGACCGGGATCCCGAGGCTGCCGCCGAACGACAGCAGCACGGCGATCGCCGTGGCGAGGCGGTCGGGCCGGGGGTTCAGGACAGCCACAGGAGCACCCCGACGATCGCGGCGGCCAGGACGACGACCATCGCGAAGATACTGAGGAGGCCGCGGGCGGCGGCGTTGGTCTCGGTGACGATCTCCTCGTCGGTGGGGCGGGAGTCACGGGGGCGGGGGGTGGTCATTTCTTCTTCTTACCTTTCGTCTTGGGCCGTCCCGGCGGCAGCGGCTTGAACGCCGCCACCTCTGCGGGATCGAGCACAAACGATCGCCCGACCTGCTTCGCGGGGAGGTTGCCTTTCTTGATGTGGTATCGGACGCGGACGGGGGACAGGTCAAGGCGTTTCGCAGCTTCTGCGACGCTGATCATCTCTGGCAGTTCGGCCATAGCTGATCCGTATAAGGGATGGAAGAAAGGTTTTCAAGGAAAAAGATTTTCCTCTTGACTGATACCCGATTCGTACGATAAGCTTTTCGTACGAAAGGTGAATTATGCCACGCGACCCACCACGAATCCTGTCGGCCGTCCGCACGAACGACACCCCGAACCCCCGACAGGAGCCCCCATGCTCGCCACCGCAATCGCCGCCATGACCGACGCCCAGCTCGCCGACTACGCCGAGCGACACCCCCGCCGCCTCGACGCCCTCACGGCGATCCTGGAGGACATCGCCAGCGTCCCCGGCCACGCCGCCGACGAGGCCGGCGATTGGGACAAGGACAACGACGGCGACCGCTTCGAGTGAGTCACCCGCCCGACCGTGAACCCCGTACCTTTGGAGTCCGAAAATGAACGCCCCGCACCCCAACCTCCCCGCCGGACTGCGAACGGCCGACCTCCCCGCCGACGAGGCCTACCCCGGCCTCGACGACTGGGCCGAGGCCTGCCCGGACACCTACTGCGAGGCCGTCGACGCCGTGTTCGACGGCGAGCTGGCCGAACTGCTCGACGACGCCCGGTGCCGCGGCGGCATGGCCGACCTGAGCCGGTTCGTGCGGAAGCTCGAGAAGAAGCTCGACGAGGAGATCGACCGCGGGGCCGCGTGGATCGAGAACTGGCGAAGCCGGATGGAGGACTAAGGACGGAGCGACGTGCGGCCAGGACGGCCACGCCCGGCCGGCGCCTAACGGTGCCGGCAGGGCTTTTAACTCACGGGGTCAGCCCGCACGTGCCCGGCGGCGTGGCGTTCCCCTCAAACACACCGGGACAGGAGAATCGTCATGCTACGCGCGAAGAAGCCCGAGGCCGTCCAGAAGCGGCTCAAGTTGTTCATGTTCGGCCCCGCCGGCGTCGGCAAAACCACGGCCGCCCTGAATTTTCCGAACGCCTACATCATCGACGGCGAGCGCGGGACGGAGAACTACGAGAAGATCATCAACGCCAGCGGGTCGATGGTGTTCCAGACGACGCAGGTCGAGGACGTGATCACCGAGGTCAAGTCCCTGCTGACCGAGAAGCACGAGTTCCGGACGCTGATCATCGACCCGATCACGATCCTCTACAACGACCTGCTCGACCGCAGCGAGGCCAAGGTGGGCAGCGACTTCGGCCGCCACTACGGCGCGGCCAACAAGCAGATGAAGCGGCTGTCGAGCCTGATCATGGCCCTCGACCTGAACGTGGTCGTCACGGCGCACGCCAAGAAGGAGTACGCCCCCGGCGCGGCGATGCAGTTGCTCGGGCAGACGTTCGACGGGTGGAAGGCCCTCGACTACCTGTTCGACCTGGTGATGGACCTGAGCAAGAAGGGCAAGAAGCGGTTCGGGCGGGTCGTCAAGTCGCGGATCGAGACGTTCCCCGACGAGGACGTGTTCGAGTGGTCGTACGACGCGATCAAGAAGCGGTACGAGGCGTTCGCGGGCGAGGGCATCCTCGACCGGGCGTCCGTCCCGGTGGAGCTGGCGACGCCGGAGCAGGTCAAGACGCTCAAGCAGTTGCTGGAGGTGGTGCGGTTGCCGGACGACACGACGGCGAAGTGGCTGGCGAAGGCGAACGTCGACACGTTCGAGGACATGCCGGCCGCGACGATCGACAAGTGCGTCCAATACGTCCGCGACCGCCTGCCGGACGGCAAGATGCGGATCGAGCCCGCCGAAGCCGTCGCCTAACCCCCTCACCCCCACCCTCTCCCCGAAAGGAGAACCCCGACCGTGGCACAGCAACGCGAGACCAAGAACAACAGCGGCGTCCTGTTCAAGAACGACAAGCGGACGACGGACAAGCACCCGAACATGAAGGGCCGGGCCTGCATCGACGGCGTCATGTACTGGGTGTCCGCGTGGACGAACGAGCCGCAGGGCGGCGGCGACCGCTACCAGTCCCTCAGCTTTGAGCCGATGGAAAACCAACCCCAGCGGCAGGAGCAGGCCGCCCGGAGCGGCAATCACCAGATGGCCGGCGGCGCTGGGGCCAACTTCCGCGTGCCGCCACGCCGAGAGAACCCGCCCCCCGCCGACCCGTTTGGCGGCCCCGGCGTCCCCGAAAGCGACATCCCCTTCGCCCCCAACACCCTGTAGCCCCCTCCCCCGCCCCGTCCGCCCGCGCGAAGTTGTCGCCGGGCGGCGGGCGGGTTGGTATAATGGCCTCGCGTACGAAAGAAAGCCCTATCGGTAGGCCCGTGTAAATGAGCGCCCCGCTCGGCGGGGAGGTAAGCTGGTTAAAGTCCACGCAGTCGTACGCGACCCCGAGCCCCCGCCATTCGTACCGGCGGGGGCATCTTTTTCCCGCCCCCGTCCCCCCGCCCGCCCCGCCGGCATCTAAGATTTCCGGGGAAATGACCGCCGCCCCCGCCGCCGCCGTCGCCCTCGCCGCCACCGCCGCCACCGCGGGGGCGCTGCTCCCGCGGGAGGCCGGCCTCCTGTTCGCCTACAGTGCGTTCGGGGCCTTCGGCGGCCTGGTCAACGCCGCCCACGCCCACGCCGCCGCCCCGCCGTCCGTCTGGGGCACGGTCCGCGCCCTGTTCGTCGGCGCCGGGTGCGGGTTCCTCGCCGGGTCGTTCTGCCTGTACAAGTTCACCGCCGACTTCTTCCTCGCCGCCACGGCGAGTTTCAGCCTGGGCCTGCTCGGCGTCCCCGTGGCGCAAAAGATGCTCAAGGGGCTGGTAAGCAAAGGTACCCCATGACCGACCACCTGTTCACGTTCCTCGCGATCCTGTCCATCCTCGTCTGCGTCGCCGGCGCCGCCGCCGCCGCCCTGAACTGCCAGCACGCCAACCACCCGCCCAGTGTCCACGAGCCGCGGGAGAACGCCCGCGGGCACCGGGTCGCCGGGGCCGCGCTCGCGCTGGTCGGGATCGCCGTGGGGTACCGCTACCTGTACCTCCCGTGGAAGCATCCGCACGGGCACGAGCTCGGCCCGGCCGCGTTCGTCCTGCTGGTCGCGATCCTCGTGGTCGTGTCCGTCCTGGCCGGGCTGACGATCGGCCGGGCGCGGGACAACCAGCGGCAGCGGCGGCAGGCGATGGTGCGGTGGGAGCGGGCGGCGGGGGTGGGGCGGTGAAAATCTACCTCGCCGGCCCGATGACCGGGTACGACCTCTGGAACTTCCCGGCGTTCTACGCCGCCACCACGGCGCTCCGCGCCAAGGGTCACACCGTCTGGAATCCGGCCGAGATGGACGAGGCGTTCGGCTTCGACCCGACGTGCGCCACCCTGCCCGAGGGGTTTACTCGGCAGGCGATGAGGCGGGACGCGACCTGTATTTGCGAGGCCGACGCGATCGCGCTCCTTCCCGGATGGGAGAAGTCCCGCGGCGTCGCGGTCGAGCTGGCCCTCGCGAATTACTTGGGCCTGGCCGTGCTGGACGCGACGACCGGGGAGCCGATGCCGTGACCCGCCGATTCCTCCTCATCCCCGGCATCAACCAGGATCTCGGCAGCGTCGCCGGCTGGGCCGCGACCCTTTGTCGGCACATCGAGAAGCGCCAGCTCGGGTTCGCCGAGTGCTTCGAGTACGCCGTCAACGCCTTCGACCAGGGGATCTGGGCCGCGAAACACACGAACCAGGTCGCGACGATCCTGTCCGAGTGGGTCAACCCCGGCGAGGAGGTCGTCACGTTCACCCACTCCCACGGGTGCGGCCTGATCCTCGACGCCCTGCTCGCCCACCCCGGGCTGGGCGTCTACCACATGGTGCTGCTGGCCGCCGCCGCCCCGGCCGACTACGCCCGCCACCTGAACACGCTGGTCAACCGGGGGCAGGTCCGCAAGGTCGACGTCTGGTACAGCGCGAACGACACGGCCCTCAAGCTCGCCCCGCTGGTCGGCATGGGGCAGCTCGGCCTGGTCGGGCCGAAGAACATGAACCCCGAGGCCCGGGCCCGGACGCTCGCCCGCGACCACGGCGGCGACCACTCGGACATGCTCCGCGGGGACGGGTGGGCGGACCGGCTGCTCGACACGATTACGGAGAAATGACCATGCCCACGCCCCCCGCCCGCATCGCCGCCGTCTGGGCCCAGCCCCTCCAGTTGTTCCCCACGTGGAAGGCCCGCGGGAAGAACGTCGTCATCGGCTTCGAGAAGGGCCCGGGGAGCACGCAGAAGCAATGGGAGGACGCCGCGGCCGCGATGGGGCTGTGGTTCATCACCCTGCCGGAGATGCACCGGATCGACGAGCAGGCCGCCCAGCCCTACCGCCTGGGGTTCATGCAGGCCGACGAGCCCGACCGGAACCTGTGGAAGGCCAACGAGCCGGCCGACTCGCCCAACAACCGCACGTTGATCCCCGCCGGCGAGTTCAAGGGGTGGCGCAAGCCCGAGGTCCTCGAGGCGCTGTACGCCGCGTGCAAGCGGGCCGCCCCGCACCTGCCCGTGCTGGTCAACTTCGCCGGCCCGACCGTGACGGCCAAGGCGTACACCCACGGCCGCGGGCACGCCCGGTACATCGCGGCCGCCGACTGGCTGTGCGGCGACTGGCACACGCTGAACGCCGACGCGATCCGCTACAGCCCGCAACAGGTGATCGACATGCTGCGGCGGCTGGCGTTCTGGAGCGCGGCCCCGGGCTTGGACGTCAAGAACGGCTACGACAGCGCCCGTAACATCGCGACGATGAACGGCTCCAAGCTCAAGCTCGGCTACGTCGAGGCGTCCGATCAGAACCTGATCAACCAGTTCGGCCGCGGCCCGCTGGTCGACGAGTACGAGGCCCAGGTGCGGCTGGTCATGGACGCCGGGTGCGTCGGGTGGGTCGACTTCGCCACCCGGTTCGGCGAGGGGTGGGACTGGACCAAGTCCAAGGGGTTCGACGGCAGCGACGACATCCCCGGACTGCCCGAGCGGATGCTCAAGCTGTCCGAGGAGTTCGTCGGCAAGCCCGCCACCCCCGTCAGCGACGCCGCGAAGGCCGTGGCCCAGCTCCTCGATGACGTCGCGGGGTTGAAGAAGGACAACGCCGACCTCCGTGGGAAGCTCGACACCGCGACGCTCACGTCGGAAATGGCGATGAGTCTCGCGCAAGGGACGGCCGACCGGCTGGCCGCGATGGTGAAGGCGGCGGGGGCGACGGTTCCTAGCGAACCTAAAAAATAGTCGCGCGTGCAACGATTGGCGAAAGTGTAACGGGGATATGAAGATAGGTGGATACTGCCGATTATGCGGGCGGTTTCCCCCAATTGACACGGCGGGAAACCTTAGTGATATGGGGTCGTTGGTGAGAATCCAATAAAAAGTAGACACGCCGTTACCAAAGAGTTAGGGTGACGGTTAAGGGGCGCGAAGGAGTTAGCGATGATGGCTGCTCGCACTGCAAAGGCGAAGTTTCTCGGCACCGTGCGCGGGTGGGACCTCTGGGTGCGGCCGGACGGGTTTCCCCGCCGGATCGACTTCGACCCCAGCCTTCATCGGGTGATCGTCGAGGGGAACATCACCGCGACCGAGATCGACACCGCTATCGACGGCCAGCAGGTTGACTTTCCGCTGGGGGACTGTCGGCTAACGCCGGGCGCGTGGCCGCCTCCGGCGCTGGCGTCAGTGGGGTAGTCACGCCGTACCCGAGCATCCCCGCGATCCACTGAACGGGGGTCACGTTCATTGCCGCCGCCCGTTCGGCCAGCGCGTCGTAGACGGCGGCCGGCATCTTCAACACTTTCACGCTGGGCTTGGGCCGTTTCGGCGGCTCCAGCACCTTCTTGCGCCGCCACGCCCGGTCGAACTGGTCGAGCGTCGCGTACCCGAGCGCCCGGGCGATCCCGCCCAGCGTCCCGCGAAAGCTCGACGGCGTCTCCTCCTTGAACATCCGGTGGAGCGTGCGCGTCGTCACTTCCGCCGCCTCCGCGAAATCCTCAAGGGTGGAGAACTTCGAGGGCCAGGCCCGCGCGAGAAACCATCCGAAGTGATGTCGTGCATCCATTGCTGGGGGCGGACGTTACACGGCGTCGCGACTTTTCACGACATACATTCCCACACATTCCTATCTTTTCCGTTGCATTCCTGAAATGTCCTGATATCTTGTGACATCTATGAAGCCCCGCCCGATCAGTTTGTATCCGGACGCCGAACTTCGACGGCGTTTGGAGGAATTGGCGGCCCGTAACCGCCGGTCGCTGAACCAGCACCTGCTCTGGATGTTGGAGCGGAGCGCGAAGCAGGCGGACGACGAAGGAGTCCCATGTCTTTGAAGAAGCACAAACGGAAGCGCCTGCGCACCGCGGCGCTGAGCATCCCCGTGTTCCCGGACTTCAAGCAGCGGGTCGAGAGGCTCGCCGCCGCTGACCCCACGAAGCCGACGCCGACGCACCTGTCGCGGCTGATCCTCGAAGAGGGTGTCGAGCGGCGGGAGAAGATGGCGGCGCAGGCGTCGGCGTAACCACGTCCGCGGGGGGCGAGTCAACAGAAAAGCGCGTGATGCGCGAAAAGGATGAGGCGGATGAAAGACCGAGAGAAGAAATATTCGGCCAAGGTGCGATGCGTTCTGGAGCGGCATTCCCTCGACTTCGACAACACGAGAACCGCGGAGTTCTCCGCGTTTGTTGGCGAGGGAACCAACGACGTCGAGGCATTCGCCGACACCATCGTAGAGGTGGTTGGCATGATCGCCGCGCCGCTCCGCGAGAGGGTGCTACTCCGGTGCGTGACGATGCTGATGGAGTACGGCTACTTCGAGGAGGACTCGGACGCCGTGCGCGATCGCCTTGTCGATGCGATCGAGGCCACCAAGGCGGGTGCCTCCAAATCCGCCTGAACCCCCGCCGCCCCGGCGGCCCAACTGGAGAAGGACGCGATGGACGCGACGACGACGAAACCCGACCAGAAGACCCTGATCTTCGCGTGGCTGGACGCGCTGCGGAGCGGGGAGTTCAAGCAAACCACAGAGTGTTTGGCGGACAGTGACGGAGGACATTGCTGCCTTGGCGTCGCCTGCCGCGTGGCGGTTGCGGCCGGGGTTCCGCTGGAGGTTGAGGAAAACGACGACGGCGACATCTGCTTCGACCAGTGCGGAACGTACCTCCCCCCGACCGCGAGTCAGATGCTCGGACTGCGAAATCGTTCCGGCAGCTTTGAGGAGGGCGCTTTGTGGCAGTTGAACGACGGCGGCGCGACCTTCCCCGAGATCGCCGACATCATCGAGGCCAACGCCTTGACCCTCTTCAAGAACGGCGAGGAAGTCGCCGGCTGGCTGGCCGAGCGTCGCGCCGCCAAGTAACCCCCGTCCCCCACCCGAGGCCCGACCATGCCCGACGAGAACCTGAACACGATCATCGCTAGGGCGATAAAGGACGCCGGATTCTCTGGTGAGTTTCACGTCGATGTTGTCGTGAACTTCGACACACCGCCCCTGACGTTTCCAAACCCCGCTGCCGAGGAACGGTACATGGCGGCCGTCACGGGAGTTCCGGGAGTCACGTACGACGATGGGCAGGGCAACGGCTATTCGTTCGGGGTCGACCCGGACGAGTTCACACTCAAGTCGGAGCGGCAACTGCTCAAGGTTCTGTCCCGGTTTCACCCGAAAGGCCAATGACCATGCCCGACGACGCGACGACACTCATCGAACCCGCCGCCATGACGCTGGCCGATGCCCGCGCAATCGTAAGCGACTGCCTCACGCACGTCTGGTACCGCGAGGGGCTGCGCGACGACCCGCCCGCGTCCTTGGCCGGCTACAGCCTCGCCCAGCTTGTCGAGGCCAACCGGATCGTCCGCGACGACCCCGGCGACCGCCAGCCGGACGGCACGACGCGGGTGATGATGAATTGCGACGACCGGCTCGTTGCCGCCCTGTACGTCGCCACCCACTACGAACCCGAGGACCAGCGGGACGCGACGCCGATCGCGATCCTGAACAACGGCGGCCTGTTCTACATCAAGGGATTGGAGTGACCATGCCCGACGACGCCCCCGACACCTCCCCCGGCGCGACCGACGCCGCCCAGCGTGCGATCTACGACCTGGCCCGCGCCCGGGACTGGCGCGTCGACCTGACCGACGCGGCGGATCGGCGTGCCGTGGCGGAAGCGGTGCTGGGGTCATCGACACCGCCCTCCACCCGAAGGAGCCGAACCGTGAGTGATTCCGAGCACGAACGCCTCTACAAGATCGTTACCGACCTCGCCCCCGAACTGGTTGAGGAAGGGGCCGACCACTTCGACGGCTACTTCGTCCATTGGGACCAGGTCATCGAGGCTGTCTCGCAGGCGTGGCCCGACACGATGGTTGGCTACGCCGAGTCGCCGATGGAACTGGTGTCGCGGCTGATTGACGAACGGGACGCCCTCGCCGCCGCCCTCGCCGCGTCCGAGGCCGAACGGTATGCCCTTTACCGTTTGCACGACGGCGCGCCCGTCGCGCAGGTGGCGCACATCCCGCCTGCCGATTTCGTCCGCACGCGGTTTGTCCGCGTCGAGGAGTTCAACGACGCCCTCGCCGCGTCCGAGGCCCGGATCGCCGAGGCCGAGCGGGAGCGGGACGGGCTGCGGGAGCAAAAGGACGGGGCGTACGCCGAACGCAACCAATGCGTTGCCCTGATCGCCCGCCTCGCCCTCGCGAACGGCTGGAAGGCCGGAACCGCCAAGACCGCAATCGAAGGATGGTCGGACGACTGGCACGGGTGCGTCTATATCGAGCTTCCGACCGGACAGGTGTCGTGGCACTTCCATGACTCGCAAGCGTGGATGTTCGCGGACTTGCCGCCGTACGCCGGCGCGTGGGACGGGCACGACACCCCCGAGAAGTATCGTCGGGTGAACACCGCTCTCCTCTCCCCCGCCCCCGCCGATGTCCGCGTGTACGACCGCGTGCTGTCGGCCGCTGAGGTCGCCGACATTTACCGCCGCGACGACACCCCCACCGAGGAGTGGCGGACGGTGTCGGCCGAGGAGGCGATGGGGCTGGCGGTGGGGACGTGGGTGCGGGTGAAGCGGCCCTTCAAGATGAACGTTGGCAGCCCACAGGAGTTCGAGGGCGAAGTGACCGACGTGCTCGACTACTTGATCGTGTTTTGCACCGATGGGAAGGAGCGAGGCGCGTACCCCGGCCGCGACACCCTCGCCGTCCGCGTCCCCGCGACCGCCGCGGGCGAAGGGGCGGAGGAGGCGACCAAGTGACCGACCCCGCCCACTACCTCGCGGCATTGGCGATCGTCGTCGGCCTGCTGTTCCCCACGTTCCTTGCCCTGCTCGCGATCGCGCTGGCGAACGCCCGGCAGGAGCTGGACGAGGCCCGTCGCGAGATCGCCGCCCGCGACGCCGCGATCAGCCGGCAGGGCGAGGTGATCCCGGCGGGGCGGCGGGTCGACTGGACGGCTTCGAACAACTGAGGTGTGACGATGAAGCGCAAATCGAAACCCCGGTGGGTCACCGTGAAGGTGACGCGAGACCTGATCGGGCGGGCACGCCGCCAGGACTGCTACTTCTGCCTCATTGCACTCGCGCTGCGGGATGCGACCGGCTACGCCTGGCACGTCTGGTTCTCGACGGCCGAGGTCGAGGACTGGATCGGGAGCGGCAAGCGGCGGACGTGGAAGATGACGGACGACGTGCGGCGGCTGCGGAGCGCGTTCGACGCGGGCGAGTACGTTGAGCCGTGCGAGTTCCGGTTGCCGGCGAGGTTCGCGGGGAAGGCGTTGGCGGCATAGCCCCGTGACCGGGGCGGCGGCTGTTTGGCGAGGTGTGACGATGGCGACGACGACGACGGAAGGCAACACGATGACGACGACCCAGGAACTCCCCGAGGCGACGACCCGGGCCCCCGACCCCTTGCGGACGCTGACGCTGCCCGAGGTGATCCGGCGGACGGGGATCAGCCGGACGACGATCGCCCGCCTGCTCGCGCTGGACGTGGCGAACGGCACGCCCGGCGTGAACTTCGCGGCCCCGCTGCGGCGGACGGACACGCGGGAACTGCGGTGGCGCGAGGTGACGCTGCTCGCGTGGATGGAGAAGAAGGAAGGGGCGGGCCAGTGAAGCGCCGCGGCTACTCCATCTTCCAGCGGAACGGCGCCGGCCCGTGGTACGTCGCGTGGACGGACGGCACCGGCCGCCGCCGCACGGTCAAGGCCAGCCACCAGAAGGCCGTCGCCGACCAGATCGGCAAGGCCAAGGCCGCCCAGGCCGACCGCGTCCGCACCGGCGTCGTCACCCACGCCGAGGCGACCGCCGCCGAGGCCGCCAAGGAGACGATCGGCCGCCACGTCACGGCGTGGGAGAAGGCCCAGCGGGCCAAGGGCGTGACCGACAAGCACGTCGACCAGAACGTCAGCCGGGTGACCAAGCTGCTCAAGGCCGCGAAGGTGACGACGCTGTCGGGGATCGAGCCGGGGCGGATCCAGACGGCGCTGGGGACGGTGAAAACCCCGCAGACCGCCCGGCACTACCTGACGGCGTTGCGGGCGTTCGTGAAGTGGTGCACGGAGACCGATCGCCTGGTGCGGTCGCCGATCCTGGCGGTGAAGAAGCCGGCGGTCGCGGGGCAGACGTTCCAGCGGCAGGCCCTGAGCGACGCCGAGGTGTTCGCGCTGATCGAGGCGACGCGGACGCGCAAGACCCGCACCCCGTTCGTCGGGGAGGATCGGGCGATGTACTACACGCTGCTCGCCTATACCGGCCTTCGGAAGTCCGAGGCCGCGAGCCTCACCCCCGAGGCGTTTAACTTCGGGACGGGTTCGATCACGCTGGCGGCGGCCTACAGCAAGCACCGGCGGCAGGACACGCTGAGCATCCCCCCGCAGATCAGCGGCCGACTGGCGATGTGGATGATGGGCAAGGCGTCGGGCCGCCCCGTGTTCAACATCCCCAAGCAGATCGGCTGGAACGGCCTGTTCCGGCGGGACTGCCGGGCCGCCGGGATCACGGTCAAGCCCGGGTGCCGGCTGGGGCTCCACTCCCTGCGGCGGTGGTTCATCACCGGCGTCGGCCGGAGCGGGGGGCTGGCGGTGGCGCAGCGGCTGGCCCGGCACTCTACGCCGAAGCTGACCGCGGGCTACATGGACTTGACGATCAACGACACCGACGCGGCCTTGGCGAAGCTGCCGGGGGCGACGGTGGAACCGCAGCAGGGGAGGAAACAGGCATGATCGCGTTCGCACAAGACGGCATCACCCTTTACCGGGGCGACGTGCGGGAGCGGCTGGCCGACCTCGAGGCCGGGTCGTTCAACACCTGCGTCACGTCCCCGCCCTACTTCGGCCTCCGCGACTACGGCGTTGACGGGCAACTCGGCCTTGAGCCGACCCCCGAGCAGTACGTCGCCAACATGGTCGACGTGTTCCGCGAGGTGCGCCGGTGCTTACGCGACGACGGGACGCTCTGGCTGAACATCGGGGACAGTTACGCGGGGTCGTGGGGTGCTCGAGGTCGCGGGGAGGGGACGAACGCCGCCCGCCCCGACCTCGAGGTCAAGCACGGGACGGACTGCCCCGCCCGCAACGGGTTCCCCGGCATCAAGCCCAAAGACCTGATCGGCATCCCGTGGATGCTCGCGTTCGCCCTTCGCGCGGACGGGTGGTATCTGCGGTCGGACATCATTTGGGCCAAAGGCCTGTCCTTCTGCCCCGGTTACGCGGGGTCGGTCATGCCCGAAAGCGTGACGGACAGGCCTACCAAGGGGCATGAGTACCTGTTCCTCTTGTCGAAGTCGGCGGATTACTTCTGCGACATGGAGGCGATCAAAGATGCCTCGATCTACCCGGACGACGTTCGGGCGGCGCGTGAGACGGAGTACCACCTTGCCGCCGAGGGGATTTCCCGCCTGAACCCGAAGTCGGCCAAGGCCTACCCGAAGCGGAACGTGCGGACGGTGTGGGCGATCAACCCCGGCAACTACGCCGGTGCCCACTTCGCCACGTTCCCCGAGGACTTGGTGATCCCCTGCATCAAGGCCGGCAGCCCCGAGGGCGGCAACGTGCTGGAGCCGTTCGCCGGCAGCGGCACGACGCTCAAGGTGGCGCGGGACTTGGGGCGGCGGGCGACGGGCATCGAGTTGAACCCGGCGTACTGCGAAATCATCAAGCGGCGATTCATTCAACCCCTACTTTTCGTACCCCAAAACAGCGCAGCGCAGTAGAGGGCAACCCAACAAGAAAGTTCGTGAAAGCAGGGGGAAGCAGGTCAAGCAATGTTCAACGGGAACCTTGAAAACACCGCAGAAAACCCCGCAAACGGGGGTGACTGCATCTGCTACAATCGGATTTCTAATCCGACGGTCGCTGGTTCGAGCCCAGCCAGTTGCGTTCAGGACTTACAAACACATGGAGGGGCGTCGGACAGCGCTTTGAGCATACACACTCAAGGCTACCCGACAGGGGGTCAAACGTGCAATGCAAGTGAAAGGGGAGTGAAGCGGGCGTTTCGCTACCTCTCCCTGTTCAGCGGCATCGGCGGGATCGACCTGGGCCTCGACCGGGCGGGCATGACCTGCGTCGGCCAGGTGGAGATCGACCCGTTCGGCCGCGCCGTCCTCGAGAAGCACTGGCCGGGGGTCGCCCGGTACGCCGACGTCCGCACCGTCACCGGAGACGAATTTGGATCAGTTGACCTTGTGGCCGGCGGATTTCCGTGCCAGCCGGTGTCCGTCGCCGGCAAGGGTCTCGCCCAGGCCGACGATCGGTGGCTCTGGCCCGAGTGCGCCCGACTCGTCGCCAAGCTCCGACCCCGTTGGTGTCTGTTTGAGAACGTCCCTGGCCTCCGCGGTCGAGGCGCTGACTTCGTGCTCGGCGACCTGGAGGCGCTCGGCTACGCCTGCCGGGCGCTCGTGGTGGGTGCTGAGCACGTCGGCGCCCCCCACAAGCGGCACCGGGTCTGGATCGTGGCCAACGCCAAAGACGCCGACCGGCGGCCCGAACCCACACAGGACGGGGGAAGCGAGAAAGGGCGGGGGCGGTCGGGATCTTCAATGGGTGGCGATGCAGACTTGGCCGACGCCAGCGGCCCGCGACTGGAAGAACGACGGGACGGCGCCCTCGGCGCAGGCGAGGAACACGCCCTGCCTGCCGGCGGCGGTCGTATTAGCTGGCCCGCCCGCCCCGGCCAGCCCCAGCACGGGTGGGAGCGGCCCCGGCTCATCGACTTCATGGCCGACGCCAACGGCGCACCCCTTCGGGACGAATCAGGGCGGTGCGGCTGGGCGGGTTGGCCCGGTGCGGCCGCTGATCGGCACGATGGTGCAGCGGGAGGGCAAGGGGACGCTCAACGGCGCGTGGGTTCTACAGCTCATGGGCTTCCCGCCGGACTGGTGCGACTTGCCCGCCGACACAATCGAAACACTCTCAAAGCAGCCGGCAACGCGGTAGTTCCCGCGGTCGTCGAGCTGATCGGCCGCGCCATTCTCGCGGCCCACTCCCCCACCAACGACGGTTCGCCGGACGTTCCGGCGGACACCCAGGCACCCGGGGGCGGCGACCGACACGCGCCGTCCCCCGTTAGCACCGGCCGAGACGCCGGGAAGGAATGAGACCGTGAGCGAGACTGAATCCGGCAAGGAAATGCCCAAGTACAAGTGCCATAAGACTGTCCACGCCCTCAAGATCGAGAAGGTCGAGCAAGCCCGCGCCGGGTTGCTCCTGATACCGGCCGACGAGGGGTACGCCCCGTTCAATGTCGACCAGGCGTACGCCGACAAGCACAAGCCCGAGGCCGGCGGCTACTACGTCGTCTACGAGGGGGGCTACACGTCCTACTCCCCCGCCAAGGCGTTCGAGGACGGCTACACCCGCATTTAACCCCCGCCCCCGCCGGCCCAACGGGCGGCGGCCTTAACCCCCCAAGGAAAGGATTCCCAATGTTGGTTCTGAGCAGAGAGAAAGACCAGACGATCATCATCGGCGACGACATCGAGATCACGGTCATCGACATCCGCGGCGACAAGGTGCGGCTGGGCGTGACCGCCCCCAAGTCGGTCAGCGTCCACCGCAAGGAGGTCTACGACGCGATCCGCCGCGAGAACCGCGCCGCCGCGGCCCCGAAGCCCGGCGACGGCGTGCCGGGCCTGACGATCGTCGACCACCGCGACGGGGCGGGAGAGGAGGCCCCCAAGTGACCACCCCCACGATCACCGACATCGCGACGGCGCCGCCGGGCTGGTACGTGTGGTTGCCCGAGAACAGCGCGTGGCAAGCCGTCGAGGACGCCGACGTCCCCGTGTTCCTGGGGAGTATGCGACGGACTCCCTACCTGTGGGAGGGCGTCAAGCTTGCCCACATCACCGGCCCGGCGACCCCACCACCACCACCGACCGCGAAGGGAGCGTAGGGCACGCATGTCGAACCCGGCGAGGGAGATGGACGACCGCGTGATCCGCCCGGCACTGGCGCGGTGCTCGGAGGCCGCGCGACTGCTCTGGCACGAACTGAGGCCGCAGATGGAATGGAACCCCGAACAACCCGGCCACCTGCCCGCGGACGCCCCGGCGCCCGCGCCGGCGCTCCTGGCCGAGCTCGGGGACGCCCTCCTCCTCGCCCGCACGGTCGACGGAAAGGGCCTGTTGTCCCCGCCGCTGATCGAGCTGGCCCGCAAACGCGCGAACGCCGCCCGCCGTACCGCCGAGAGCCGACGCCGTAAGGCTGAGTGTAACGCCAAAAGCGTTACAGCCGGCGTTACTCACGCTAAAAGCGTTACACCTGGCGTTACTCACGCCAAAAGCGTTACAGCCGGCGTTACATCGTCCCCTCCCCCGTCGCCCTCCCCTTCTCTCTCCCCTTTAACCCCTCTCTTATCCCCACCCACTTCCCCCTCCCCCGTTTTCCCCGCGGAGCTCGACGTCCCGGAGTTCCGGGAGTGGTGGGGTCGGTACGAGGCCTACCGGCGGAAGCAGCGGTGGAAGCCCCTGCTCCCGGAGAGCGTCGCCGCGAAGTTCAAGGAATTCATCGAGTGGGGCGGCCCCGGGCCAGCCATCGTCTCGATTCAGCGTGCGATCGCCAACGGCCACCAAGGCACCTTCGACCCGAAAGGAAAACCCGCAAATGGACACCCAAACCCAAAACCTGCCCACCGAGCCGGCGAGTTCGTCCAACCCGCCCGCCCCCTTCCGGCGTACCGTCCTCAGCCCCGAGGAGGCGGCGGTGGTGATCGCCCAGCGGACGGCCGAGACGCGCCAGGCGCGGGCGGCGGCACCCAAGGGGCCGGAACCCCTGTCGGCGGTGTTGCCGCTGCCGGAGCGGATCGAGCGGTTCCAAGCCCGGATGGCGACCGAGGCCGCGGCCCCGCGGCAGCCTGACGAGTTCGAAGCCCACCAGAAGCGGCAGGCGGTGGAGAAGCTGCTCGCCGCGTCGGGCGTGCCCACCCGGTACGTCGGCGGGAGCCTGGTGAAGATCCCCCTGTTCTACGAGGCGACCACCGGGTCGTCGGGCCGGACTTACGGCCAAGCCGCGGCCGCCCTCTACGACCTCCACGATTATCCGGGGATCGTCGCCCTGATCGGGCACCGGGGCACGGGCAAGACGTGGATGTCGTGCGCCGCCGTCCAGGACTTCTGCCGCCGCGGCCAGCGGGCGTTCTACATGAACGCCTTCGACTACTTCATCGAGCTGAAAAGCACGTTCGACGACGGCAGCCGCATGACCCAGGCGAAGGTCGAGGAGAAGTACCTCCGGCCCAAGCTGCTCGTGCTCGACGAGGTGCACGAGCGGGGGGACACCCCGTGGGAGGACCGGACGCTCACCCGGATCGTGAACAAGCGGTACGAGGCCGAGCTCGCGACCGTGCTGGTGAGCAACCAGACCCCCGAGCAGTTCGCCGACCGGGTCGGCGCCAGTATCGCCGACCGGATCCACGACGGCGGCGGCGTAATCGTGTGCGACTGGGCAAGCCTGAGGGGACGGGTGCCCGCGTGAACTTCGCCCGCATCCCCAGCCCGCCCGCGCCCGCGTACCACGACGCCCTGCGGTTCGTCGAGGACGTCGCGAAGGGCGACCCGACCGCGACCGACACGTACCCCGGCGACGACCTGGCCGCGATGGTGCGGGACGTGATCGCCCGCGAGCCCGAGCCGTTCTGGAAGAAGCACTACGCCCTGTACCCCGACCCCCGCAAGAGCCGCAAGCTCGCCCTGGCGGTCGCGGGGGTGTTCAAACCGGAGAACCGAACGTGAAGTGCATATCCCTCTGGCAACCGTGGGCGACGCTGATCGCGATCGGCGCGAAGCGGGTCGAGACGCGGAGTTGGCCGACGAACTACCGCGGCCCGATCCTGATCCACGCATCGAAGAAGTGGGACGCCGAGTTGATCGGCATCCGCTCGGACGGCCGGTTCGACGAACCGTTGCGGGAGGCGGGACTCGAGGAGCTGCCGCTCGGCTGCATCGTGGCCGTGTCGTCGATCGTCAAGATCGAGCGCACCGAGGCCGTCCGCGACCGCCTTTCCGCGCAGGAGCGGGCGTTCGGAAACTACGAGACCGGGCGGTGGGCGTGGGCGTTGGGGCGGCCCGTGCGGATCACCCCGATCCCGTTCAAGGGCGCCCAGGGCATCTTCGACGTGCCGGACAACGTGCTGGAGATGCCGCCGGCGGTCGAGGAGGCCGCGCCGCGGACGTTCGAGCCGCCGAAGCCGAAGCCCGAGCCGACGTTGTTCGACGGCCCATCGGGGAGGTGGGCGTAGCCATGCCGATCCGACCCGAGAACAAGGCCCGCTACCCGAAGGACTGGAAGGCCATCCGCGCCCGCATCCTCGCCCGCGCCGGCGACAGGTGCGAGTGGTGCGGCGTCGCCAACTACGCGATGGGCACCCGCGACAAGTCCGGGAAGTTTCACGAGATGGGGGCGATGGAGGCCGAATCCGCCCACCTCGACGGCGAGAAGGTCGTGCGGATCGTGCTGACGATCGCCCACGTCCACGACCCCGCCCCCGAGAACTGCGCCGACGACAACCTCGCCGCCCTCTGCCAGCGGTGCCACAACCGCCACGACGCCCCGGAACGGTTGCGCGGGCGGCGGGAGCGGCAGGCCGCGAACACCGGGCCACTGTTCGGGGAGGAGGTGCTCCGTGGGAATGTTTAGCACGCGACGCGGGCCGAAGTACCGCAACCGCAATACCGTCGTCGACGGCGAGACGTTCGACAGCCAGGCCGAGGCCCAGCGGTGGCGCGAGTTGCGGTTGATGCAGGATCACAAGCAGATCCAGAACCTCCAGCGACAGGTGAAGTTCGTTCTGAGCAAGGCGAGGAAGGGCGAGCGATCCTGCTCCTACGTCGCGGACTTCGTCTACGACCGGATCGTCGAGGCCCGGTGCTACGACAAGCCGGAGTACACGGAGCGCGTCGTCGAGGACGTGAAGGGGTTCCGCACGCCGGAGTACGTCGTGAAGCGCAAGTGGATGTTCGAGAAGTACGGCATCGAGATCCGCGAGGTCGGCAAGCAGCGGAAGGCCAAGAAGCGAGTGAACCCCCAACCGGAGCGGACGCTCCAGGAGAAGCAGGCGTGAAGCGGAAAGCATTGCAGGTACTTCACTGGACGACGGCCGTCATTTTCTGGACGCCGTTCGCCCTGCTGTTCGTCGTCATGTTCCCCATCGGGGCCGTCTCGGTTTACGCCGAGGATCGGCTCCGCTGACCCCCCCCGCGAACAACCCAACCAAAAGAAAGCGACCCCCTG